CCGGATAAGCCGGTCACCCCGGATGAGCCGAAGCCAACTCCGGATAAGCCGGTCACCCCGGATGAGCCGAAGCCAACTCCGGATAAGCCGGTCACCCCGGAGACCCCGAAGGGTGAGGAGCCTAAGCCTGCGCCGTCGGCTACGCCGACCCCGGAGCAGCCGAAGCCCTCTACTCCCGCTCCCGCGCCGTCTGCCCCGGCCGCTCAGTTGCCTAAGACGGGTGCTGACGCTGGTATCCTGGGTGCCGCTGCGGCCGCGCTGGCCGGTGGTGTCGCGGCTTTCGTTGCCGCTCGTCGCCGTCGTCGCTGACGCTCGTCGTTAGCTGAGGCGATAGTCCGCTAGGGCGAGTAAGCCCGCCCCGCGAGTGTGTGTTGCTCTCGCGGGGCGGGTTCTCTCTTTTCCGACTGTTGCGTGGGCGCTGTTACTTTGCTTGTTGTGTCAGGGTTTTGTGTTGGCGACGCCTGGCGTAGAACGTCGATTGTGTGGCGCGCTTCACTCGTGTTGGGGTTGACGGGGCCGGTTGGGGTGTGGCCGCTGTAGGGCCTGATTTGGTTTCTGAACTGATATTGTGTTACGATAGGTGCAATGTTAGTAAGAGAGCGGGAAAGGCTTTGGAGGTGATTTCGCCGTATGGGTTCTTATGAGGCTGTGAAGATTCGGCTTGACCCGACTCCGAGGCAGGAGCGCCTGATGGTGAGTCATGCTGGGGCTGCCCGTTTCGCTTATAACGCGGGTCTCGCGCATGTGAAAGAGGCGTTGGACAGTGGCGAGTCTCCCGAGTGGTCGCACTACTCTCTGCTCCGCTGGTGGAATAAGAACAAAGACACTCTTGCCGTTAACGGGGATACTGGTGAGGTGTGGTGGAGCCAGAACAGCAAGGAAGCATACAGCGGGGCGTTTCGTAGCCTGGCTCAGGGGTTCTCGAATTGGTCTAAGTCGCGAAAAGGTCAGCGCAAGGGTAAGAAGGTAGGCTTTCCTAAGTTCAAGTCGAAGAACACCGCTATGCGGTTCGCGTATTCCACAGGGTTCACCGCGCCCAAGGCTGGTGATCCTTACGGGTTGAAGCTGCCTCGCATTGGCCGAGTGCATTGCATGGGGAATGTGCATGAGCGGGTAAATGGTGTGCATCTTGTCCGTGTGAGTGTGTCGCGTCGCGCCGGGCGCTGGTATGCGAGTTTAACTGTGGAGCGCGAGCCTGCTGCTCCCGCCTCGCCGCCTAAAGGTGGCGTGGTTGGTGTTGACCTCGGTGTGAAGAACCTCGCCACACTCTCGGACGGGACGGTTATCCCTAACCCGCGCGCCCTGGGTGCGGGACTAAAGGCGTTGCGTAAAGCCCAGCGGGCGTTGAGTCGTAGGGTCAAGGGTAGTGTGCGGCGCGAGAAAGCCAAGGAGCGCGTTGCCCGGCTGCACGCTAGAGTAGCGGACGTGAGGGCCGACGCTATCCATAAGGCCACATCCATGATCGCCGGGAACTATAGCGTCGTGTGTGTTGAGGACTTGAACGTTGCGGGTATGGTGAAAAACCACAGCCTTGCCCGTAGCCTGGTGGACGCTTCGCTCGGGGAGTTTCGCCGCAAGCTAGAGTATAAAACCGCGCGCACTGGCGCGGTGTTGTGTGTGGTTGATCGCTGGTTTCCGTCCAGTAAGACGTGCTCGAATTGTGGGGTAGTGAAAGCCAAGCTATCCCTATCTGAGCGAGTGTTTCACTGTGACGCGTGCGGCGCATCTATGGACCGCGACTTGAACGCGGCTATTAATATTCTAGTCGCCGGGAGTGCCACGGAGACGTTAAACGCGCGTGGAGGGGACGTAAGACGGGCCGACACTATGTTGGGCGACGCTGACCCCTGTGAAGCGCGAACCAAGCGGGCGCAGAAAAGCGCTGTGAGACTTGGAGCTGGCCTTGGTAACGGGGCCATGCAGCCTAGAGTAAGCTAGGTTGTAACGTAAGCCAATGTAACCGCTCAATCGCTAGAAAATGTGGCGGCGCGAAAAATGCGCTGTTGCGTGCGAGCGGATAATGTGATAAGGTTACCCTACTGGGCGTGGCACAGTTCGCGGCTGTATCTGTTGCGGTTTTGCGTTTGCGTCCTCGCGGATAGCGTGCTAACATGTTTGTGTTGGTGGGGTTACCGCCATGAGCCGCCTGTAGCTCAACGGACAGAGCATCCGCCTCCTAAGCGGGTGGTGCGGGTTCGATTCCCGCCGGGCGGACGCTGCGAGAACTACATAGTGTTTTCATTATTCCGACGTGGCGCAATAGGCAGCGCAAGCGATTGTTAATCGCCGGGTTGTAGGTTCGAGTCCTACCGTCGGAGCTGACACGAGGGAGACTGGTCCTACACTCATCTCCTGACTCCGGTCTTTCTCGTGTCTCATGGGTCGTTGGCCGAGCAGCGAAGGCACCTGACTGTAAATCAGGCACAGGTAACCAGTCCACACCGCAAGTGCAAGTCTTGCACGGCCCACAGTGCGTTGTCGCCCACGGTAACACGTGGCTGCACCGTCCGCACTCTTGTTTGCTGGCGCGCCTGGCGGGCGAGTCTGGCATGGCTCGCCGGTCGCGTCGATGGGGATCGCGGGTGGTAGTGGAGACACGCGGGGCGCTGTATCCCCTCACATACAGCCGCCCGGATTGTTCCACCGCTTGCGTTTATTGCGCGGAGCGTGTGCTAAAGGTCCGGGTGAAGATAAGCCTCTGTAGCTCAGGTGGTTAGAGCATCCGACTCTTAATCGGGTGGCCGTAGGTTCGAGTCCTGCCGGGGGCACTTTGTTGGGGGTCGCCGTGTTTCCTTTGGTATTGTTCACGTCAGTGTGTTCAAGGGGAGGCGCGGTTGGCCCTCATTTTTCTTGCACACTGTTGTGTCCTCTTGCGTTAACGCGTCTGTGCCCATGTGCGTTCATGGCTCGCTGTGCGGCGCTCTAAGAGGCTTTGAGAGTCCGGTGCGCGCATTGGGTCGCTTGCGGCGCGCAAGCCCGCGAGAGGCGCGTACAGCGTGGTTTCCGTTTGCGTTTGGGACGCGCGGTGTTGCGCGGTTTTTGTGGCGGTGATATTTCGTTGCTATCGTGGTTGTGTCCCTGGTTGTTTGCCCGGTTGCAGGGGCGCGTGTTTTCTTAACTGACGGGGCGAGAGTTGGTGGTTGTATGCGTTTTCATGTGAATAATCAAGGACGCGTGTTGCCGTGTAGGGCGAAGCACGCGTGTAGGTTTGGCGCGTCGTTTGAGAACGGGGTGAGGCTGAGTCTGTTCTTGACCGCTATCATGAGGCTGTGGGTGCGGAGCCGCGTATCACTGGTGATTTGCAGGCGCTCGGGTTGAACTTGTGGAACCTACAGTTTCGGGTGAAGAGCGCGTCTGGCACGGTGGATAAGGTGTTGAATCGTGGTAAGCGTTTCGACGCGCTCTACGATGTCATCCGGTACACGAGCGTCAGTGGCGTGGGTGACTACTATGAGGACTTTAATCGGACGATACGCACGTTGACGGCGAAGGGTTACCAGGTCGTTGAGGTGACTGATTTTTGGAAGCTCACTGAGGAGAGCCGCGCGAAAGGCGGGTACAAGGGTATCAATGTGAAGATGGATTCCCCGGATGGTGCGCATTTTGAGTTGCAGTTTCATACGCCTGAGTCGTTGCAGGCGAAAGAGAGTGTCCACGTGTTGTATGAGCGGTTGCGTCGCCCGGATGTGACGGCGGCTGAGCGCGAGGAGGTGTGCCGTGCGATGGATGCGACGTTCAGTAGCTTGGAGGTGCCTGTGGATGTGTTGACGGCGCGCAGGTAGACGCGAGACGCGTTCGTGTGGTATTGTTGGTGTCAGTTGGTCCCTCTCCCGCACACCACATGATGTTTTTGGTGGAGGGGGCGCGGAAAGAAGGTTGTACATGGTGGAAAAGGTTGTTGACGGCGCAGGCGAGGGTCTGCGTATCCTGTGGAGCGAGCGCGGCTACACGCTCACTGATGGCGGTGTGGAGCGCGTTGCGGTTCCGGTTGGTGGCGACGTGGGCGTGGACCATTATGAGGCGATCACCGTGAACGTTGAGGATGGCTCTCTTGGCCGCGAGTACGTGTCGCTTGTCCCGTATTTTGGGATTGAGGACGCGGTCGAGTATGGCGAGTATCGTACAATTGAGCCGGGTGGACTGTTGGTGGAGGCTGCGCGTCTGGTCGCTACGGCTGCTCACGCTGGCCAGGTGGATAAGGGTGGTGCCCCGTATATTGAGCATCCTGCTTTTGTCGCTGATCGTGTGGCGTGGTGCGGTGTCGGTAGAGTGGCTGTCGCGGCGGCGTGGCTACATGACGTGGTGGAGGACACGAGGTTTACGCTGGATGCGCTGGCGGTCGTGTTTCCTGAGAGCGTGGTGGAGGCTGTGGATGCGCTCACCCGCAGGGATGGGGAGCCGTATTTTGATTACGTTGAGCGCGCTCGCGGTAATGAGGCTGCTTGCTTGGTGAAGATCAGTGATTTGGAGCATAACCTGGATGAGTCTCGTCTGGGTGACGGTGCTGACGTAGAGGCTGTCGCGTCTCGTAGGGAGCGGTACCGCGAGGCGCTGCACCGGCTCATTTCCGGTGATGATGGCGGCATCGCGTAGTGGCGGCGTACACGGTTGGTAGCCTGTTCTCCGGCTACGGCGGTCTTGACCTTGGCGTTACGGGCGCGCTCGGACCGGGCGGAGACACGCTGTTTGTCAGTGACGTGGAGAAGGGGCCGTGCGCTATTCTCGCCCACAGGTTCCCAGATGCGCCCAACATTGGTGACATTACCCGCGTGGATTGGCGGGATGTGCCACGAGTTGACGTGTTGTGTGGCGGTTCGCCATGCACGGACCTGTCCACCGCTGGCGCGAGAGCCGGCATGACGAAGGACACGCGTTCGGGACTGTGGGAGTCCATGTTCCGAGGCGTTCAGGAACTACGCCCGCACCTCGTGGTGTGGGAGAATGTGCTAGGCGCAACAAGTGCGAGAGCCTTTAGCTTACTGGAACAGCGAGAGGGACGCGTGGGAGCGGAGGACGGTGGACCTGTTCTCCGAGCACTCGGACGTGTACTCGGAGACTTGGCCTCAATCTGGTATGATGCGCAGTGGGGTGTCCTACCGGCTTCCGCCGTTGGCGCTCCCCACAAGCGAGCCAGAATCTTCCTTGTTGCTCACCCCCACGGCCAACCTTGGGTCCAACGGCGGGAGTCAGCCGCCGGAGAAGCGGAGGGCGGGAGGTCACGGGCCGACATTGGCGGACCAGATCGAGCACATGTAGCTCGCGGGTTGCTGTCGCCTCGTGGCGTGGACTTGTTGCCGACACCGCAGGCGACAGTATCCACCTATTCGTCGCAGGGTTATGGTCCGAACTTGAATGAGGTGGCGGTGACGCTGATGCCGACACCAAAAGCGAGCGACGGCGAGTATGGTTTGCCGCGCACGAGCGGGCGGCCGCCAGAGAAGAGCGCGCATTTGGCGACTAGGTTGGCGTACACGGATTATGGCGTGTACGCGGAGGCTATCGCCCGGTGGGAGCGGGTGACGGGCAGGCGCGCGACGAGTCCGACTGAGCCTGCTGCTCGCGCTGGCGGTAGGCCGCGCTTGTCTGCGGTTTTCGTGGAGTGGATGATGGGGCTTCCCGAGGGGTGGGTGACTGCGCCGGAGATTGGGTTGTCCCGTAGTGCGGCGCTTCGGGCGCTTGGTAACGGCGTGGTTCCTCGGCAGGCTTCGGCGGCTGTCGCGTCTCTGTTGGAGCGCGAGCGTACTGTGGGCGAGTCCGAGGGCTGGCCGGAGTTCGCGTCGTAGCCTCCCGCGTGTCGCTATTTTGTGGCGGCGTACTCGCCTTTTCTCTCTTGTGGAGTAGGCGGACGCGCCACTTCATTGTATGCGCTTCTGACGGGCTTTCACGCGCCAGACCATCCGAGTACACGTTTCGCGCCTGCGAGGCCGCCTACGGGCCGTACAGCGCGTCTGGCGGCGATGTTCGCATGTTGCGGCGTGTTGTCGTGTGCTGGCGGCGCTATTGCGGCGGCTATTCCGCTCGCGTAGTGCGCTTGCTGCGTACGCTGTCGTGGTGCGACTCTGTTACAGTGCGGCGGGTGCGCGTGCGCTGGCGGTAGTTGACGGAACTGAGAGGGCTAGAGGGTGTGCTGATGGGCGGTGGCGTGAAGTTCGTGTATGGGCGACGTAGTGATGGTTGTGTGGAGCGTTGTCGCGCGAAGCCTGAGAATCGTGGTCGGGGCCGGTGTCCGCATGGCGAGCATGTGGTGCTCACGGACGCGCAAGCGCAGGAAATAAACCAGGAGCGCTTGTCTGGCGTGGTCCCTGGTTTCCACGGTGGCTTGGGTAATGGCGCGAACGACGGTGCGGCAGGCGGTGGCGCGGCTGTTGGTGGCGTGGAGCGCGCGCGTCCTGGCGCTGGCCGCGTGGGTGGCGTGCGCGTGCCTCGTCCTGGGGGCGTGCCGAAGCCTAGTCCCGGCGTGTTCCAGAACTCTCGCGCGTCCCGCCCGCTCACGGCGAAAGAACTGTCCGAACAGTCGGCGCGAGTTGCCGCGTCCCTGGATGATGAGACGTGGGGGAGTATTCGAGGGCTGTGGGAGCGCGTGAACCTCGCTATCGCAGACGGGGATGAGGAGAAGGCGGCGGATAGTCGCGCCCTGTGGGAGCACGCGGGTGAAAAGGCGCGTGATCTGTTTCTCGCGGAGTTGGATGCGGACACGGAGGACGGTAGGCGGTTGCGCGCCTATTTGGGTGATGACGTGAAAACGAGTGATGTTGCTGACATTCTCGCGTTCAACATTGGGCAGATGACAGCCCCGGTCCCCGTGAAGAGCAAAGATACGAAGCTGTCACGTCACGCGCTCACCGCGTTCGACAACGACATGAACAAGAGCCGCTACGTGATGAGCGTTCTCGCGTTCGGCGGACGCTGTTGCTACTGTAACCGTCCTCTGCATCGTGGGGAGCCTGCGGATGGGCAGGCGACGGCGGAGCATATCACGCCGGTAAACCCCAGGGGAGGGAGCACGGTGCGTGGCGCAACCCGGTACGGGAATATGGCGCTCGCGTGTGTGGCGTGTAACCGTGCGCGCGGCAACCAAAACTTGGAGGAATGGGTGCTCGTCACCGGGCGTATTCCAGACCGGGAAGAGAAGGCCCGGTGTTTGGCGCGTATCCGCGAGTTCCGGGCGTATGCCGGGTATGAGGAGTACACGGCGGAGCAGACGAAGCGACTGAATCGGGAGATCGGGAGAATGAACCGGGCGTATGCGCGCGAGCTGGAAAAGCTGGGTGAGGGAGCTGATAGTGTGAAGGTGAAGGCGGCGGCGCGTCGCGCGTTGCGCCGTGGCGTGATGCGGATGCGTGACGCTGTTCACGGCCCCGTCGGCGGGTGAACGATACGGGGGTTTATTGCCCTGTAGGGGGCGGGTAGTGCGGTCGAGCGACTGTGCTGCCCGCCCCGCGTCGCTGTTTTGTGGGGTCTCATGTTGTGGTGTTTGTTTGGTTTCTTCGCTGATATTGTGTTACGGTAAGCGCAACGTTGGTAGGTGATCGGGAAAGGCTTGGAGGTGATTCGCCGGATGGGTTCTTATGAGGCTGTGAGGGTTCGTCTTGACCCTACGCCGAGGCAGGAGCGCCTAATGGCGAGTCACGCTGGGGCCGCCCGTTTCGCTTATAACGCTGGCCTCGCCCACGTGAAAGAAGCGCTGGACAACGGCGAGCCTGTCGACTGGTCTCATTATTCGTTGCGTCGTTGGTGGAATGAGAATAAAGATGAGCTTGCTGTCAATAAGACCACGGGTGAGGTGTGGTGGAGCCAGAATAGCAAGGAATCCTACAGTGGTGGGTTGCGTAGCCTGGCTCAGGGTTTGTCGAACTGGTCGAAGTCCCGCAAAGGTCAGCGGAAAGGCAAGCGGGTTGGGTTCCCCCGATTCAAGTCGAAAAACACTGTTATGCGGTTCGCTTATTCTACGGGGTTTACGGCGCCTACGGCTGGTGACCCTTATGGGTTGAAGTTGCCGCGTATTGGCCGGGTGCATTGTATGGAGAATGTGTATGATCGGGTGAATGGGGCGCGTCTTGTACGCATAACCGTGTCGCGTCGGGCTGGGAATTGGTGTGCGAGCTTGACCGTGGAGCGCGAACAGCCCTCGTCTCCTGCCCACACGCTGAAGCGGGGTGCGGTTGGTGTTGACCTCGGCGTGAAGAACCTCGCTACCCTGTCGGATGGGACTGTTATCCCTAGTCCTCGTGCCCTGGGCGCTAGGTTGAAAGCGTTGCGGAAGGCCCAAAAGGCGTTGAGCCGCAAGGTTAAGGGGAGCGCGCGTCGAGAGAAGGCGAGGGAGCGTGTCGCTCGTTTGTACGCTCGCGTTGCGGACGTGCGTGCTGATGTGATTAACAAGGCCACGACCATGATTACCAGGACCTACAGCGTCGTGTGTGTTGAGGACTTGAACGTTGCGGGTATGGTGAAAAACCACAGTCTCGCTCGTAGCCTGTCGGATGCTTCCCTCGGGGAGTTTCGCCGCCAACTAGAATATAAAACCGCGCGTACTGGTGCCGTGTTGCGTGTGGTTGACAGGTGGTTTCCGTCCAGTAAAACATGCTCGAATTGTGGGGTAGCGAAAGCCAAGCTGCCCCTATCCGAGCGAACATTTAACTGCAACGATTGCGGTCTGTCGATAGACCGTGATCTGAACGCGGCAATCAATATTGAGGTCGCCGGGAGTGCCCCGGAGATGTTAAACGCGCGTGGAGGGGACGTAAGACGTACCGTTGGTAACGCTGTCCCCGGTGAAGCGCGAACCAAGCAGGCGCAGAAAAGCGCTGTGAGACTTGGAGCTGGCCTTGGCAACGAGGCCATGCGGCCTAGAATAAACTAGGTTGCAACGGCGGGCGGTTGTGGCTTTGGTGGGGTTGCGCCGTCCATCTTTCTTTGACTCGGTGGTGTCTGCTTGGCGCGCCCACATGTGACTCGGCCAGCACGTCCGCCCCACGTATCTTGTGTTCCGACGTGTTGCCCCTTGCGCGTCGCACGCTGACGTGTGGTATCCTAGAGGCGTTCAGGCGTATCGGACGCCCGCGCGCCGCCCACTAAACGGGTTGCGTGCGGCGAGACAGGAAAAAGGGGGCGTACAGCTATGGTTGCTTACAATGGCGAATACGGCAAGCGCATGTGGTTTGCTGAAACCGCTGACGTTGCCGTCGAGTACGCGCGCTCGTCGAGCGGCAAACAGCGTGAAGCGGCCGCGCGTAGCCCGTTAACGCCCGCCGCCGACCTGAGCCGACTTTCCCGAGATAATGTTGCCTACGTGTGTAATGCGGCGTGCGAGAACCCGAAAACACCCGTGTGCGACCTGGCCGGGTACGTGTCTGCCATCCTGTTCGGCGCGTCTGGTGGGTGTTTGAGCGAGAAAGCGGCGAGTAATCCGGCGTTGCCCGCGCATTTTGTGGGGGATTGTATTGTCCGCGCTGTCGGAGAGTGCGAGCGTCAGAAGCGCGCAGTGTCACTATCGGTGAAGCGCCTGATCGTTAACCCGAGCCTGCCTGAGCGCGTGATGCTGTGGCTCGTGGAGGGCAAGCGTCCGGGCTACGAGACGGTGTTGGATAACCCATCTGCGACGGGCCGCGTGCTGCGAGTTCTTGCCGACGGCCCTGATTGGGGTGTGCGCTGTAGCGTCGCCGGACATGTGAACGCGCCGAGGGATGTCCTCGTGAAGCTCGCCCGCGATGATGAGGAGCGTGTGCGTGAGGTGGCGCTCTGCAACGATAACATGCCGGAGCGTGTGTTTGATGAGGTGATCGTGCGCGACGCGAGTAAGGCGGCGACTATCCACAAGCTCGTTCACTATAGTCAGTCGGTTCATGCGCAAGTGCTGGCGTACACTCGCTTTGGCTTGCCGTATGCGAATGATGATGAGTGTTTAGCGTTGAGGGGCGTAAGCTGGGATGCTGGGGAGTGGCTGCGAAAGCATGATATGAAGGGTGTGCGGTAATGGTAAGTGAGGGCGGTTCCGCGCTTGCGCGTGCGGGCGGCGTGTTGGCGCTTGATTTGGACGGCGTGTTGTTCTTGTCTCCTGAGCCTGCCGGTGTGGCGGGTGAGTATGGGGATAGGCGCAGGGTGCGTGTGAAGGTCCCGCGTTTGCGTGACGTGTGGGGGATGCGCGTGAGTGAGCCTGTGTGGGTGTCCACGTCGATGATCGCTGATGTGAACGCGCTTATTGGGTTGCCGGACGTTCGTCTGGCGCTGGTGTCGTCGTGGGGTGCGGCCGCTGTGGAAGCTGCCCGTCAGGCGGGGCTGCTGGTGCCCGATAGTGTTGTGAACGTATTTGAGGGGCGCACGGTCGGCGCTGTCAACCAGGATGTGAAGCTGGCGGAAGCGCTCGCCTATTTGCACGGGTGTGCGGCGGGCGGCGAGCGCGTTGTGTGGGTGGATGACTTGCATGTGCCGGGGTTCGTGGAGCATGACGGTATTGTGACGGTTGGCGCTCACGAGGACGCGGGTTTGACCGCGCCGATGGTGGAGCGGGTGCGTGCGCTGTTGGGTGGGTGACGCGTGTTGCTTGTGGTTTTCCGGCGCTTGTGCGCTCGGTGTTGACAAGTGCCGGGTTGACATGGTATATTGGATGCCGTAAGTGTAAGTGGTCAGCTTCGTGGCTGGCCGTGTGCTTGCGTAATGGCGGCTGTAGTTCAGTTGGTGGAACGCCCGATTGTGGCTTGGGAGGTCGCGGGTTCGAGTCCCGTCAGTCGCCCCGTTTCTGTGCGAGTTGTGGTGGTAGGGTAAGGAAAACCCCGAACTTGGTCCGTTTGGTCAGGTTCGGGGTTTTCTGTTGCTATTGTGGGCAAAAGTGGACGTTAGGTGAGGGCGTCGGGTATCGTCTCACGCCGGGGTTAGACGAGACCACTCACCTCCCGGTTGACCGGGCGGTAGGTGACGTGTTGGTTCTCGCGCGCACAAAATGACCTCAACGCTGCATGTTGACGCACGTATCGTCCCCGTGAGGCATAGTAGAACAGCGTCAGATGCCACGGCTCCCAGCGTCATAAAACAACCCCGCCACACGCACCTAACTTTGCACTTGTGGCGGGGTTGCGATGTCGTCGGCGCTTAGAAGCCCGCGTCCTCCAACGGGCCATAGACGTCCGCGACCTCGCCCGTCACCGGGTCAACGGTGTCGCCTGCCACGCCGCGCGCCACCATGATCTTGCCGACGATCTCCTCGGCCACATCTGGGTTGTCGCGCAAATACTGGATGGCGGCGTTCTCGCCCTGGCCGAGCTGAGTATCCCCGTAGGAGTACCAGGAGCCGGAACGGCTGATAATACCGTCGTCCTTACCCATTGTGACGATGTCGCCCTCGCGGCTGACCTCGCCCGTGTATAGGAGTACCGTTTCGGCGGTCTTGAACGGTGGCGCAACCTTGTTCTTCACGGTCTTGACTTTCATCTTGTGACCGACGGGCGCAGCGCCAGCGCCCACGCCCTTAATAGTCTCTCCCTTACGCACGTCGATACGAACAGACGCGTAGAACTTCAACGCCTTACCGCCGGTCGTCGTCTCTGGGTTGCCGAAGAAAACGCCGATCTTTTCGCGTAGCTGGTTGATGAAAATGATGGTGGTGCCGGTCTTTGCGGCGGCGCTCGTCAGCTTACGGAGCGCCTGGCTCATAAGCCTAGCCTGCAAGCCCACGTGAGAGTCACCCATCTCGCCCTCGATCTCGGCGCGGGGCACGAGAGCGGCAACAGAGTCAACGACAATGAGGCCAACAGCGCCGGACGCGACGAACATGTCAGTGATTTCGAGAGCCTGCTCACCGTTGTCGGGCTGACTCACGATCAGGTCGTCAACGTTCACGCCGAGCTTGGCGGCCCACGTGGGGTCCAGCGCGTGCTCAGCGTCAACGAACAGCACTTTTTCGCCCATCTTCTGCGCCTGCGCGATACACGACAGGGAGATGGTTGTCTTACCAGACGATTCGGGGCCGTAAATCTCAATGATGCGACCCTTGGGGAGGCCACCAACGCCGAGAGCCACGTCCAGGGCGAGGCTACCTGTGGGGATGACGGGAATCTTCTCGCCCGTGCGGTTGCCCATGTTGAAAACGCTGCCCTTACCGAACTGGCGCTCGACCTTTGCCATAGCGTCCGCGAGGGCGCGTTCCTTCATGGTCATGCCCGCCGCGTCCGCTGCCGCGTTTTTCTTTGCTGCTCGTGGTGACAAAATGTCCTCGTTTCTTCCGAGAGGCTACCGCCCGCTTGCGGTAGCGTATTCTTTACTTACATGATAAAGCATAGGAGCGTGGCGCGGAAAACACAAAAGCTCACAAAAATCACATGGCGCTCGCCCGCGTGACGCACATGTTCCATGAACGAGTGGCCGGGGCAGATTAACGAACATGAGGAAAAGAGAAAGAGAAAAACGTGAACGACGCTAAGGCGCTGGATGCCGAGCTTACAGGTCTCGTGTACGACAGTGAGGTTACTATTGTTGACGAGGACGGTGTGGAGAGACGCATCGGGTACGGGGAGTTGCTTGTAAATGGAACTATCGTCATGTGTGATGGCGGTCTGTACGTGTACCACAACAAGTACGAGCAAGCGCCTTTTGATGGCTGGTGGGATGACGTGGATGCAGGCGACCAGTTGAACGTGTACGTGGTGCTGCGTTCGTATCTTCTGGGTGGTCTTGGTGACGCGTTCCAGGTTATTCGACAGCCGGAAGTCCGCGACTAGGCTTCGCGCGTACTCTAGTCTCGAAGCGTGGCGGGCGAGGATGCGCGGTTATGTGATATAATAGTGGCATGAGTGATTCGTATGCGCGCGTGCTGCGCGAGATTGTTGGCGAACCGGTTGTTACCGGAGAGCTGTGGGATACGGTGACCAGTGTCGGCGAGGGAGACGCCGGCGCGTATGCTGAGGCAATCGCAGCGATTACGCGAGCGTGCGGCGTTGCCAGTGTTGACGGTGCTCTCCGCGACGAGAGTACGCCCGGCGCTGTACTTGACGTGATGGTTGACCGTTTTGAGAGGTACAGCGGGTTTTTCAAGCCGATTGCTGCGCACCCGAACATCACGCCCCGCGTGGAAGAGTACTGCCTGAGTAAGCGTCGTGTCGCCTTGAACGAGTCGCTGGCCGCAAGTGCGGGCGTGAGCGCCGAAGCTGTGGAAAAGTTGTTAAGGTCGAAGTCTCGTGGTGTTATTGGGGCGCTACTGGGGAACAGTTCGCTCAGCGAAGAACAGTTAAGGCGCGCTGAGTGGCGCGCCAGGTCTATCGGCACACCCATGTGGCTCATGGCCCGTGACGCTTGCAAAAACAGGGCCATGCCCGTGGATGTCGTGTTGTCGTGGCTGTCGGATGAGCGTGAGGAGCTGAAAGCGCGCGCTTACGCGCTGAAAAGCCCCGTTGTGCCGCGTAGCGTCCTGTGGGGATGGCTCACAAAGGAGGCGTGTTGTGATGCCGAGTCGTCTGTGGCAATGTCTATTTTTGACGAGTGTTCTAACGCTGACGGTGCGATGATTGACTGGTATGTGCGCGAATGGGTGAAACATCAGACGGTAGAGAGTTTGCAGTGCTCCCCGGTGGGCGGTATGACAGCACAAAAGGCTATCACCCACCCGAGGGCGTGGGAGTCCACGTTGGAGCGGTTGTATGTGTGTTACGGGCGTGAGGGCTGGTGGTTGCGAGGCGTGTTGGTGGGGGCCGTGTCGTGCCCGGATTGGGTGCGGTGGGAGCTGTTTAGTGATGACGATAACGTTTATGATAGTGCGTTGGCTGTCGGCCCTTTAGGTTTGCCGTCAGCCTACGTGCAAACGTTATACGATAGGGGGCGCGTGGGCGTTGTCGTGGATTGCGCTAACGCGCCTAGCGTATTGGTGTTGGAGAGGCTGGGCTGGCTAATACGTCAAGCCGGGAGTAGTTGTTCCGGTGATACAAGCTCGAACAGGTATGGCGATTTTTATCGCGCCCCAATTGTTGACATGTTGTCACATCAGAACATGCAGCCAGCCGTGCGTCACGAGTGCGCGCCGTGGTTCCCGGAGGTATTGTGGCTTGTTGCCAGGGGCAGGTTTTTGGGGCGAGCGGCGTAATAGGGGGCGGGAGTTCGGCGCGCCGAGCGCCGTTCTGGCCACTGTGGTACGATGAGCGTTGTAGAAGGGAAAAGATAGAGGAAACAAAGAGAGGACGTGCTATCTTGACTATCACGTTCAGTGACGCAACGGGCATTACGCCCGGCGACGAGGATGAGTACGCGCGTGTCCTTGTCAAGTTGTGGCAAGACCCTAGTCTGTGGCGAGTCGAGGAAAGGGCGTACTGTATGCGTCGTTTTCTCGAAGAGCGGCGCGTGCCGGACGCCGCCGCGCAGTGGGCGTACGACAATCTCCCGCACACTGACGCCCACAGAGCCGTGTTGTCGCATCCGGGTCTCGGCGAAAAACGCATCACCGAAGCGGCGCGCGTCATCGTATCGGCGATTAAGGTCGGAGGCGCGCAGCGCGACCCTCGCATGGCGCTCTCCAATGTTTTCGATAACCCGTCACTCACGCGCGAAGCGATAGACGCTGCTCTGAGCGTGGCGACCCTCCTCCCTGATTTCATCGTGTACAGCATGTTGATGGGAGGCGCGCTCACCGTGGACGACGTGCAAGCGCTGTGGGAGCCGCGCAGTGAGAATCGCTCGTACATGGGGTTGGGGCGCGATTTCGTGGAACCCGCCATGCGCGGCGGGAGCGCGCCCGACAGCCTGGTGGACGAATGGCTGGACAGTGGCGAGTACGCGCCTCACGCGGCCGCGTACGCCGCGAACGTGAGCGAGGATGATGTTCTCAGGATTGTTCACAGCGTGGATAACCCGTGGCGTGACAGGGCGCTCCTGAACCCGGTCCTATCGAGTGAGACGCTGTGGAGTGAAATGAGGCAGCGCCGCAGTGAGAGTGGTCTCACGTATGTGTTCGCCAACGAGAGCGCGCACCCTGCTATGCTGGAAGCTGCCGCACGCGACAGCGAGTGCAAGGAGGGGTGGGAGAGTATTGCTGGTAACCCCGTGGCGCCGCGCGCAGCGTTCGAGACGCTACTGTTCACCGGCAGCAACGACAAGCTGCGCCTGCTACAGAAGTCCGGGCGTAATCCTGGTTTTCCGCCCGCCCTCGTGTGGGACGTGTACCGCGTGTTCGACGTGAACGCGGCACTCTGCTTTGCGAACGCGCCACAGGTTTTGTTGCGCGAGATAGCGAACGCTTATGGTGAGATGCAGTATTCGCTAACTAGCATCGGTAGTAATGTTTCCTTCCACTGCAACTGTCCGCCGGATGTGCGCGCTAATTTGGCGTGGCATGATCGCGCGCTGTGGCCGCTTGTTGCTGACGACGCGTATCGTGGCCGTCACGTGAAAGCAAGTGCGCAGGGTGGCGCAACTGCAACGGGTGTTTCTTCACTGTTCCCGTTGTGCGGGTAAAGTATTGTAGGCGTGCAGTGATGCGCCCGCGTGTGCTACAATGGGTGCTATGAATGGCGATTGCGGGACCTTGTTGCGTCGAGTGCTCGGGGAACCGACTGTCAGTAGTGCCCTGTGGGATACTGTCACAAGCGTCGGCGAGGGCGACGAGGACGCGTATGCGGATGCTCTCGTAGCGATTGGTCGATCATACGGTCGTTACTGCGTGGAGGCCGCTGTTAGGGACCAGCGTGCGCCCGGTGTAGTGCTGGATACGCTGATTGATCGTTTTTCTGCGGATGACCACTTGCCTCTGCTTATCGCTGGGCACCCGAATGTGACCGCGAACGTGGAACAATATTGTCGGCGGAAAAGGCGCGTAAAGCTCAATGAGTTTCTAGCGGGAAGCCACGGCGTGAGTGACGAGGCGGTGGAACGGCTGCTCAAATCAAGGGTACACCGAGTCATTGGTGCGCTCCTGGGAAATTCGTCTCTCAGCGAAGATGTGCTGCGGAGGGCGGAGTTGCGGGCGCACAGTATCGGCATGAGAATGGGTGAAATTGTGTGGGACGGTAGAAGAAACGCGTCCATGCCCGTCGATGTTGTGGAATCGTGGCTCACTTGTTCGGATGAGCAGGTGCGCCTTGATGCGCTGGAAAGCTCGTCCGCGCCGCGCAACATACTGTGGGAACGCCTCACGCAAGATGTGAACTTTGCTGAGGACTCGTCTGCTGGGTACAACATTTTCGCCTACGAATCTAACGCTGACGGTGACATGATTGACTGGTTTCTCTCCCGGTGGGAGAAACAGGCGCGCGATGAACTACACAGGGCAACGCGGCGGCGGTGGGTGGCGGAAGCCGCTTTGTCGCATCCTCGCGCGCGGGCCACAACTCTGGAACGCTTGTACGTGCGCTACGGGGCTGTCAGCTGGTGGCTACGTTCAACGGTGGAGAAAGCGCCGTCATGCCTTGACTGGGTGCGCCAGGATGCGGCGCGTAGGCTCGCGCGCGAGGATGGTGTGACCGCGATGAGAACGGGTTATCCGAGCGCGTCGCCTGAGAGCGTGCGAGCGCTCTACGAGTGCGGGTATTTGACGGTTGTCGCAGGTTGTGAGAACGCTCCCGGCGACCTATTGGCTGAGGTTTTGAGGGCGAAATTGCGGAAGGCGGTAGAAGCGAAGGGTGACGGCTCGAATAGTGCCCCTCGTTTTACGGCGAACGATGTGATTGTCCCATTGTCACACGATAACATGCCAGTGGACGTGAGGCGCGAGTGCGCCCGGTGGCTCCCAGAGGTGTTGTGGGCTGTCGCACGTGACGGGTTTTTGGGGCGCGCGTAAAACGGCGTCTAGCGTGCCTCCTGTAATGGGGTGGCGGGTTGCCCGTTTGCTGATTATGGAGCATACCGTCGGGGCCTGTCTACTGACGGCGCGCACGGTCGGCGCTTGGGCGTGAACGGTGTGCTATAATGGACGTATGACTGTTTCTTACGATACGCTACTACGCGATAAGCTGGGTGGAACTACCGTCGGTGACGAGCTGTGGCGGGCGGTGACGAGCGTCGAAGCTGGCGATGAGCGCGCGTACGGCGAGGCTCTGCTCACAATAGACCGACTGTCGTGGCGCGACTTCGAGGACAGGTATTATGAAACGGTTTCGTGCCGTTGGGCTAACAGGATGGTAGGCGACTCTCTGCTGCCGGGCGGCGCTCTCGAAACGCTGTTTTCTGCCGGGCGGGTGCACAATAAGTTCCGTGCGGCGCTCGCCGCCCACCAGAACATCACCGAAACGCTGGCGCGCGACGCTGCGCGCAGCCGAAGTAGCCTCGTGCGCGTGGCTTTGGCCGGGAACCCGGCGATTAGCGGCGACGCCGTGGGCGTGTTGCGCAAGTCGAAGTCGGAAGAGGTTATCGGCTACCTATTGTCGAACGGTGGGGTTGACGGTGAGACTCTGCGCGGCCTTGTGGAGTACGCGAGGCGTATTGGCATGGGCGAGTACATTATTGCATCCGACGGGTGTAAGAACCCGTCAATGCCGGTGGACGTGGTGCTAGAGTGGGCTTCTGGCGACGACACGCTGCGCCCGTGCGTGCTGAGTAGCCCAGTCCTCCCGAGGGGTAAGCTTGTGCAGCTTCTTTTAGAAGGTGTGGACGGTAGTGTCGATCAGGCCGCCAGGTTCGCTTTCGAGTCGCAGTCGAACGCTGATGGGGCGCTGATCGACTGGTACGTGAACATGTGGTTTCAGCGTGCGGGAGTCTTGCCTCGCCTGCGCTACAAGGGCGGTATTGTGCCTGCTTTGTCTCATCCGAGGGCGTGGGGTAGCACGTTGGAGCGCGCGTACGTGCTCTGCGGTGACGGGAAATACGGTAACGAGATAGTGGAGAGCATTCTGCGTTCACCGTCGTGCCCCGATTGGGTGCGGCGGGACGTGCTGGCGCGCGGTGACGAATGGCTTATTCATGTTGCGGCCACATGGTGTTCCAATGTTCCACCCGGTTTTGCGCGCACCCTCGCCGACAAAGGGCGCTGGTGGGACGCAGTGGCTTGCCTGAGCGCCCCCAGTGACGTGCTGGTGGAGGCGGTGGAACCGCTCGTCGCGGAGGCGAAGGATAAGCAGTCGCGCAGGAACGTTCTAAGCCGCGTGATTACGCACGGAAATTTCCCGCCGGAGGTTAGGCGCGAGGTCGCCCCGTGGTTAAAAACGTCATTGTGGGCTGTCGCCAGGGACTGTTTCCTGGGGCGCGCACAACATTCCGACTAGCGGAGGGGCGGCGTCACCCCCGTTTGCGTCGGCGCGCGTCCACACCTTATAATGAGACTGTGACTGTTTCTTCCTACAGTAGTGTTTACGGGGCGCGTTGGGTGAGCCTTGGGATGTCAACGACAGCCTATGGCGTGAGGTGACAAGTGTCGAGGCGGGCGATGAGTGCGCGTACGGGCGAGCGCTGTGCCATGTGGGTGACATGATGCGCAGGTGCTTTTTGGGGGAGCGCCCGGATCGCGGTAAGCGCACCCAGTACACGCGGTTTCTGCGGGACCAGCGCACGCCGGGGGCCGCGCTCGAACTGTTGTTTGCGGCCGAGTGGCTGGACAATAATATGCGCGCGGATATTGCCGCTCACTGTAACGTCGCCGAGCGGTTAGAGGCGGTTGCGTTGCGGGGTGGTAGCCATCTGGTGCGTGAGGCTTTGGCCGGGAACCCGAGCGTGAGCGGCGAGACTATTGACGTTCTTCGCAGGTCGATGTCGCGTTACGTTGTCGGTAAACTATTGTCGAATAGTGCGCTCGACGGCCAGGTTCTACGCGAGTGTGTGGGCAAGGCGCGCGGCTTGGGGATGAGTGAGGGGAGATCGCCGGGCACGGGTGCGTGAACGCGTCCATGCCGGAAGATGTCGTGCTCTCGTGGCTGAATGGTGGAGATGAGCGTGCGCACGCTGAGGCGCTGTCGAGTCCCCTGTGCCCGCGAGGAGAACTGTGGCGTTACCTGACGGGCGAGTGCGCCCACACTCGGAGCGAGGGGCTGGATTCGCGTGTTTTTAGCGGCTGGTCGAACGCTGACGGGCAGATGGTTGACTACTACGCGAGTGGCGTGGTGGCCGGTATTGTTCGCGGCGACACTGACTTCGATCATGAGCATACGCTGCGGCTGGCGTTGCGGCACCCGAGGGTATGGAGCAGCACGGTTGAGAAGGCTTATACGATGGTCGATCATACGTTGCGGCTGCTGGCAAGCGTCATGGGGTCACCGGCTTGCCCGGAGTGGGTGTGGGCGGACGCGCTCGCTCGTTCCGGTCGGCTGCTGGCGCTGAGCGACAACTATGTTTTCGTGAAGACTGAGCGCGTTTTTGATGCCGCGTGGCTGTCTGGTCGTCATGCGCGTCGGCTCCTTGACGCCGGGCTTGCGTATTATGCCGTTTTTGTTGCGTGCGCGTCGCAGGGCACGCTGACCCGAGTCGCCGACTTCGCGCTGGCTCGCTCGCCCGCGTGGAAGTGGTTGTTGCGTGATGTGGCGGCGCATCGGAATACTCCTCCGGAGGTGAGGCGCGAGCTTGTCCGCTGGTTCCCTGAGTCGTTGTGGCTTGTTGCCAGGGATGGGTTCTTGGGGCGCGCCCGGCTTCAAAAGTAGTGGGAGGGGGAGTGCGTGTGTTTGCGCGCTGACGCCTCGCGTTTCTCTGTTTGGTGTCCGGCGGCGTGTTTTCGGGCCTTTGGTCCCTGGACTAGGGGCGCTATTTTGGGGTTTGTGGGCGCGGGTCGTGCAGCTTGCGCCCGCCGTAGTGTCAATTTGAGGTGTGCGGCTCCCGCAGTCCGTTTTGGTTGTGGGGGCTGCCTTGTTTGTTCGGGAGGGAACAATGGAAAAGATGGTTAACGTCAACGCTGAAGCAGCCGGTGGAGAAGCCGTAGTGGGCGCCCCGGCTGGCGGCGCAGCGGTTGAAACGGTGAGCGCGGCGGCTAACGAGAATACGGTCAGCGGCCGTGAGGATGGTTTGCCCGCGCCGCTCATTACCCCTACCAGCAACACCACTGGCGGTGCGGCGGTGGAGGACCTAGACCAGCGCCTCGGTGGCTTGTTCGGTGGAGATGAGACGAAAACGAAAGAGAACGCGAACAAGGACGCAAGGTTGTTCTCCACGTTCCGTGACCTGGAAGCCGGTGAGGTGAGCCGCTATTACGCGCTGCGGCAGCTCCCTGAGCGGGTGAGCGGAGCGCACGTGAGCGGCGACATTCACTTCCATGATTTGGATTACACGGTGCCGGGAGGCATGTTTAACTGTATGCTCGTGGACCTGCCGTTCATTCTCTCCCGCGAGGACTTCCCTATCGGCAACACGCGCGTCAACCGCGTGCGCAGCGTCGAAACAGCAACAGACCTGATTCCACAGATTGCCGCGCAGGTCAGTGTCGGCCAGTACGGCGGGCAGACCTACAGTAAGCTCGATGAGGTGTTGGAGCCTTACGTCATGTACACGTACCGGCGTGAGTTGGCGCGCGCCCTCGAACACGCCACGAAGGTCGCGGCAGAGATGGGCGTCGCGGGCGTGGAACCCTTGGACAAGAGTGTCGCTCTCATGGTCGCGTCAGGTGAGCGCGACCGCATGGCCGTGGGCGTCAACCAGAAGTTGTGGGACATGAGCGTCGCCGAGGCCAAGAAGCGCACAGAAAGCATCGTGTACGACAGCATGGAAGGCGTAGAATACGCGCTGAACACTGTGCAGGGTAACGGCCAGACCCCGTTCGTCACCATCAGTTTCGGCCTGTCTACGTCGTGGGCTGGCCGCGTCGTCCAGAAAGCCATCCTGAAAGTGCGCATCAACGGGTACGGTGCGCGCAGCAAGACCCCCGTGTTCCCGAAGCTCGTGTACATGCTGAAAGAGGGCGTGAACATGCGTAAGGGTGACCCGAACTATGACGTGAAGCGCCTCGCCTTGTATTGCGCGTCCAAGCGCATCTACCCCGATTTCCAGTCGGTCGATAACACGGTGCGCGACCTCGGATTCAACCCCACCAGTATGGGGTGTTTCGCGGGCGACCACACCGTGCGCGTGCGCATGGGCAGTGACGGAGACTACGAGACGTTGACGGGTGAGAAGCTGTGGGAGTGGGCGGTAAGCCAGTACGGTGCCCACAAGCAGCCTAACGGTGTGGACGAGTACGTGGATGTCCCCTCTGGTGACCTCGATGTGGCCGATTCGCATACCGGCACTGAACGGGGCGCGCGCGTGTTGCGGCTCGTCAAGAACTACAGCAATGTGTGGGTGCGCGTTAAGGTGGTGCCGGAAACCGAGTCGAACATGAGCGAGCGCAAGATTGTTCTGACGCTCACGGACGATCACCCGCTGCCCGTGCAGGGTAAGGGTCGCTTGTATGCGGGGAGTCTCATGCCGGGCGACCGTCTCACGTCCGCGTCTGGGGAAACGCTGCGTGTCACGTCCGTCACTGGATGCGCGCACGATGGCCCCTCTTACGATCTCACGACGGACACGGACTACTTTGACTTGAACGGTGTCGTGTCCCACAACTGCCGCTCTTTCCTGTCCTACTACGAGAACCCTGAAACCGGGGAGCCGGTAGAGTACGGGCGCTTCAATGTGGGCGTGGTGACATTGAACCTGCCGCGTATCGCCATGCAAACCGAAAGCACAGAAGAGTTCATGCGTTTGCTGGACGCGCGAGCCGAGATTGTTCGCGAGGCGTTGGATTGGCGTTTCGACCAGGTGCGTGAGGCGACCGCCAGCCAGTCCCCCATCCACTACGTGACCGGCGCGGCGGGCGTCGCCATGTCCCCGTCTGAGAAGGTGGGTGACCTCGTGGAGGGCGGTTACGCGACCGCGAGCATGGGCTACATCGGCGTGTATGAGGCGACCGCGAGGTTCTACGGCGGCGACTGGTACAGTAACCGTGAAGCGGTCGAGTTCAGCGTGAATATTGTGCGCAGGTTGGATGAGTTGGCGCGCTCCTGGAAGGCTGAGAGTGGTCGAGGCTACGGCGTGTACGGTACGCCGAGTGAGAGCCTGTGTGACAGGTTCGCCAGGCTTGACACGTGCCTGTTTGGTGATGTGGAGGACATCACCAGCAAGGGCTACTATCAGAACAGTTTTCACGTGGACGTGCGTAAGAACATGACACCGTTTGAGAAGTGGCGTGTGGAGGCGCAGTATTTGCCGTACACGACGGGCGGCGCGATTGATTACGTGGAGACGGAAACACTGTTGAAGAACCCGGACGCGTTGGAGTCTATCGTGGACGCGGCGGTCGCTGCGGGCGTCAGGTATTTTGGCGTGAACCAGCCGGTGAGCCAGTGTTTCGAGTGTGACTATTCGGGTGAGTTCGCGGCCGACGTGCGTGGCTTCTATTGCCCGGAGTGTGGGGAGCGTGACGAGGAGAAGATTAGCGTGGTGCGTAGGGTGTGTGGCTATTTGGGGTCTTTCGCTGACCGCCCCGTGGTGGAAGGGAAGCGAAAGGAGATTGTTGCCCGCGTGAAGCATTTGCGTGCGGGCGACGCGCCGACGGCGGGCGACGACATCCTGTAACCGCGTCTCGCGTGCCCGCGCATTTACCGCGCGCGTAATGTGAAGCACCCCCGCTGCGCCTGCCTGTTATGGCGGCCGGTGGGGGTGCTTCGCGCTTTCCTTGTCTATGTGACAGCTAGGGTTTCGTTGCTATTGGTCGGTATAGTTGGTATTGAGTGCATTTTAGGAGGGGCGCGTTGGCTAAAAACCAGACGTACAGGGCGTTTGTCGCGCGCCCCTCTCATGTTCTGGACTTGAACGGTGAGATACTAGATGGCGCGCCCGTTTTGGTGTCTCTCGCGTCTGAGGTTCGAGACATCTCTGGATACGCGGCCTACGTTGTCCGCAACGACGAGGCTCTAGGCGGTGAGTTGGCGCGGGTTACTGCGACGGCTCCCGCCGAGGCTGGCCGCCAGGCGGGCGTTGCTATGCCCGATTTTCTGTCGTCTGGCCGCACTGGTAGGTCGCGTAAAGAGAAGCTGTTTCAGTACAATGTTGTAACCTCCTACCGCTCCTATCAGGAGCGAGTTAAGGCCGCGAACGGGGAAAGCTCTAAGTACGTGAGCCAGGGCTGGAAACGTACCGCAAACGGGGCCGCTCCGTCGTATGGTGAGGACTATGTAAACCTGGGTGCGGTGGACAGCGCTTATGCCTGTATTGAGAATGACCCGTTTACTGACGGTGAGATTATCCTGAAAATGGTCATTCAAGGCGTGTGGTATCGGTTGATCTTCGACTTCGACAACAAGAGGTTCCGCGAGGGGAGGGTCACACTGCCCGTCATTAAAGTCCAGGACGGTCAGCTAGTTTTTATTTTCGCTGTCGTCGCAGAGAACCCTGTCGTGCAGTTTTCCGGGGACTATACTATCGGTGTGGACGTGGGAATCAACAACTACGCCACCGTCGTTGTCCGCGATACCAAGACGGGTCGCATAGTGTATGGGACGACGCTCTCCCAGCGGGTTCATTCACTGTGGAACAGTGTCCGAGCCTCCGAACTACAAGTCCGTCACTTGCGGAAGAAAGCTGCGACGATACTTGGCGACCGGCAAGGGCACATGTCCGCGCTGGATGAGGCGCGGCTTCACCGCGAGGCCGCGTCCCGGAAGAAGCGTGAGCTGGCGATTCTCGCGGCGCAAGAGATAGCTTATCTGTCCCACTCGTGGGGCAACGCGGTCGTTGCTGTGGAGGACCTAGGGTGGGTTGCGAACGCGATGCAGAACGGGCGCTGGAACCGAGGCGCTTTTGTCCGGTGGTTGACTCACTACGTGTCGCGGAATGGTGGCTGGGTCGTATCCGTAAATCCGGCCAACACGTCGCAACTGTGCTATAAATGCAGCTCCAAGGTTACGCATCCCACGCATAAGTTGTCCGTCTGCCACGAACGCGGGGTGATGGATAGGGACGTTAATGCTGCGGCTAACATCGCGGCACGGGCCGTGCCGCGCGTCGCTAAAGCGCGGGAGACACGGGCGAAGAACCGGAAACTACGGCCACAAGTGGCGCTTATGACGCCGCCCGCTAGAGGTTCGTTGAAGTATCCGGGGCGCGACCGAACCAAGAGTAAGCCTACTCCGAGAAGGAAGAACAACCGCCGAGTGTCCAGGGAGGTGATTCTTCCTTTACGCCCCGCTAGGGCACAAGCGCAACGCTTGGCGGCCAGGGTACTAGCGGACCAGGGCGCACGTGGTGCTCTGGGGACCAATGTGGCGGCGCTCAAACAGGGAAACGTGGCCTACGAATGTAGGTTATACAGCCTTATTTGATACTCTCTACTCGTCGATGGTCATGTGCGGACTGAACACGTCAATGACGCCCATAGGGCCGTAAGCGCTCTCATGTCCGTATGGCGCATTTTCGTTGGTGACGGAGAGGTAACTGAACGTGCATTGTTCGCTCATTGTTTCGATGAGTTCCGCAAGGTCCGCTCCGGTGATGCGGTCCCTTGTGGCGAGTTCGCAGCATAGGAGCGCGTGGGCGGTGCGAGCGTCTGACTCGAACAGCGTGTTACCGTCCTCTATGTGGGTGGCGATAGCATTGCGCCACCTCTGCGCTGCTTCCATGAGAGTGTTGGTGTCGGCTGTTTCAATGGCGGGACACAGGCCGGTTCCGATACCGACTTGTGCCCGGAGGCGCACGCGCGCGAGGAGCGCCGGTCGGCTTTGTCCCTGGCCGGGTGCGGAGAGAATATGCTCCTCGATGTCCGCTTCACCGGCATCGAAGTTCTCGAATAGTTGCAGGTATTCCCATATGCGCGCGTCGTCGCACTTTGTTGTCGCCGCGCTCACGACGTGTCGGGTGATGGTGTCGGCGTTTTGTGCGGCTACGACGCCGCGACCGTTGAGGATGCCCACGATTTTGGGGAGTCCGGGGCTGAATCGGGCTTCCGCGTAGAGTCGCGAGTGCAGGTTCACATACTTGTAAAAGTCGTCGCATGTGAACAGTTTATCGTCGCCGATTGGTTTACGGTCCCATTCGAGAGCGCGCAACAGGGCACGAATGATGGTGTTCGAGTAGTAGCTAATCCAGTCTTGCGGGGATAGTTTTCTCATGTCTAACAGCGCCAGGTAGAGCGCGCTCCACATGCGCGGCTGTTCCCTGCGGCTCTCATCGTAGATGAATGAGACGACGCGGCTAATGAACGCGTCGCGCAGAGAGTCAACGCGCTCGCACTGTTCGCGGTATTCAAGCGTCTTTTTCGGCATGTCGGCGAGTACTATTTGCGCGTCCGTATACTCGTCTCGTGCCGCCAGCGTGGCTTTCGCGTAATCTGCTTTAATGGACCCCATTCGATTGCCTCTCCTATTTTCTGTCGTTTGCGCTCGACTGTTAACGGTTGACACTGTCGCACAATGCCCCATCGCGTCACACACGCCCGCCCACGCGCTCGTTACACTGTGAGCGGGTGTGTTTGTTTCCTAGTTGACGCTCATGCGGGTGGCAGCGTAGTCGATGAGTTCTTCTACGGTGGTGATCGGTTTTCTCCACGTCGACGCGTCCGTGACGATTTTGAGCGCTTCCACGCCCGTTACAGGTGTTTGCATCGTGTCGATGAGTGCGGCTAGTTCCCTGTGGGGGAGACTGCGCCTGTCCATGAGCGTGAGGCAGAGGTAAGCGTGTGCGCGCCTCGCTGCCGCTTCCGTTTCGTTGTCGCCGTGTTCTTCCGCCCGCGCGATAGTATCACGCCACCGCTGCGCCGCTTCGCACACAAGGTTCGTGTCGGCGTTCACGAAAAAGATTGCGTCGTCGCCGATTTCTTCACATGCGATAGTTTCGTATCGTAGTATCTTGTCTCCCAGCCTGGTGAGGCTAGTTTCCTGCTCGCCTGCCGCTCGCATGATGTGGTCAGCGATACTTTGGTGGCGCAGGAATGGGATGCCTTGCTTGATGCGTTGCATCTCGTGCCCTTTGATATACAGCTCTCTATCGAGAATGATGTGCGCCGCGCGTTCCATGATCGTTAGCGAGTTCGTATACTCAGCGTCGTCCCCCTCTCCCAAATTCTCGATAACGCGACTGAGCGCCATCATCGTATATCCGAAGGGGGTGAGTACTAGCGAGTTGCGAACAATGTCAGTAAATCCCGCGTTGTTGAACGTGTCCGGGTTTATGGGTTGTGTGTCCCATCGTAGTTCGCTGATGGTTTCGGAAAGGATGTCTCCGGTCAGCTCGTCGTGAGGGTCGTTGCGTTCGTCTAGCGCTTCGGTGAGTGTTTCCCACATGTGCGCGTAGTCGCCGTTACGGTACGCGTCCGCGACGATGCTGGCGCACGCTCTCACGTGCTCGTCATCGTCGGGCGGGAATGGGAGGTGTGCGGTGTACTCCGGCTCGTCATAAAATGAGAAGCTTGCCGCTATCTCGGCGTTGTACTTGTCGCGTAGACGCTTGATGCGTTCTTTGTACTGGTTCACTGCTACCTCTCTTATCGCGTCACTGTCAGCCCATGTGGTGCGCCGCGTAGTCGATGACCTGCTCCCCGGTGCTCAGCAATTCGCCGAGTCTGCTGTTATTGTCGCGCACATGCAGGGCAATGGGTAGCGCGTCCTCACCGTCGTACCAAGCGCCCTGTTCGCTGCCGAGCGTCACGGTTTCAATGAGGACACTCAACATATCGGGAGTGAGCGCATCCCGCTCCAACAGGATAGAGCATGCGATGGCGTGAGCTGTCCTGGCTTGCGCGGCTCCCGCCTTATCGCCCTCATCCTCACACTGTTCAGCTAAACGCCCCCAATAGTCGGCGACGCTGGCGAGTGCCCCTGTGTCGTGCGCGTCCAGCCCGTAGGCGTGGCCGTGCGCGGTTGGGCGCTGACGGCGCGTGAGAGTAAGCATGTCGCCACTGAACACCAACGCCTCGTCTCCATCCTCACGGTCGGTGTTGGTTGCTTCTGTGATATAGTGTCCGGCGAGCCGCGTTGCCGTAGCCGGGTTGTCAGCCGCGAACACTGCCATGTTGCTCGCGCAGCGTCGGATAATGTCTGCCGCGTAGTAGAGCACGCCGCGAGCAAGCCGGTCCACAGCGTTATCGTCAGTCGCGTACTGGAAGATGTATTCGAGGGGCGTGCGCACCATACCGGCCGTGTTGGATGCGCTCACGGAGGCGATTTCACGGAACCCGTCACAGTCGAACAGCTCCGTGTCGGTGAGCGCGCCTGCTGCGCGGCAGCCAACAGTGTTGGTGAGTGGGGCGGCGCACGCGTTCTTACCGTTATCGGTGCGACTGGTGAGCATGTCGGCGAGTTCATGCCAGAACGAGTCTGCGCCGTCGTTGGTGAGCGTAGTCTCTAGGCGCATGGCGTGGGCTTCTGCGTCAATCTGGTCCATCGTGTTACTGTTCACGGCGGCTCTCCATTTCTTTTCTTCCCCTATGCGGGCGGGTCTTGTCTTTTCCGTTCTTATCGTAGCATACGCGCGGCCGGTTAGCGCGGTGACGCGGTTTCTCGCGTTTCCATGCGCCCGGACGCTTCGTCGATGAGCGCTTCCATGTTGAGAGTATAGTCCCATGTGCAGAATGGACCCCAGTCGCACGCGTGAGCGGTGATAGGTTCTGCGCGCCCACTGGTTTCTTCCACTAGCTGCATCGTGTCGATGAGGACCGCGAGGTCAGCGCAGGGGAGGGATTGCCCGTGTATGAGTGTGAGAGCTGCGTGCGCGTGCGCGACCCTTGCGAAAGCCTCCCCCTTGCTGTCGCTTTCTTGTTCGGCGCGCGTGATTTCGCCGCGCCACCATTCGGCGGCGTCCCGCATTTCTTGCGTGACGCTTGGCGTGGGGGTGAACTGGCGATTGTATCTGATGAAGTGGCCGGGTAGCGTTTCTGCTTGTAGGGCTTGCTCGCCGACGCTGGCGAGCGCAGTGTCCGCTTCTCGCGGCGCACCCAAGACGTACTGGTCGATGTAGTGGTGGCGAGCGTAGGGTAAGCGATGCGCGAGCGTGCTCAGTGCTTCCTTGTGGATGTGCGGGTTGATGGCGAGGAGCACGCGTGCGACCTGTTCGATGATGGTCAGGTTGTTGTCTCGCGTTAGGTTGGTTTCGTCGTCAGTATATTCGGTGAGTTGGCAAAGAAGCGCAGATAGCGGATTGTAGTGGTAATTTCCGCAGGCTTCTTTCACCATGCGCTCAAACGTGGGGTTGTTGAACGCGTCAGGGTGAATGAGGTCGCTGTCCCACTCTAACATGTGGATGGTTTCGTGTTTGATGTCGTGAATGATGTCGCTGGCGTCATCGCCACGGTCTCGGATTGCCTCAGCGAACGCCTCCCACATGTGCGAGTAGTGGCCGTTGCGGTATGCTCGTGAGACGGTTGCGGCGCATCTTTCGATGATGGCACCTGATTCGTCGTTGAACGCGTCCACGCTCGCGTCGGTGTCGTCCCCTGGCTCAAACTCGTAGTAAAAATCGCTGTACTGGTCGCGTAGCTGCTTAATACGCTCCACGTATTCGTTAACCACTTGTCCTCTTCTTCCCTCTTTCATGTTCGCTTATTCGCTCGCTCCCTGCGGTGCTTGATTATACCACTTGTCGTCGTTGTTTCGCTGTGCTTTATGCGCGCCCTGTGACGCTCACATGCGCTGAGCAACATAGTCGATCAGGGTTTCCACACTGTTGACGTGGGACTCGTAAGGTGAGAGCGGGTCATGGAAGCTGAGCGTGAGGGTATGGGCGTCCTTCCCTTCCTCGCGCGCCTGGTCTTGCTCGTTGAACATGTCCATGAGCGCCGCCAGGTCGCCTGTTGTGATTGTGCCCCGGTGGGCGAAGAGTGTCGCGGCGATGGCCGTGTGGGCGTACCGCGCCTCACGATGCTCGGGCGAGTCTACGCTCGTGTTGTCGATGATGTTGCGCCACCGCTCAGCTGCCACGGTGAGCGCGTCGGTGCTGCGCGTGTCGAGCTGGTATGCTCCTGCCGTGATCGAGCGCAGTACGAGTCCGTTGGTGTCCTTCCAAATGATGAGGCGACCCAGTGTCGCCGCACTGTTGTCTGAGAACATGAGGTATTCGCAGGCGCACGTGTTGGCGAATATGCTGTGCTCCGTGGGGATAAGCGCGTTCGGTTTGCTCGCTTTGCTCATGTTTTCGAGGATGACGCGCGCCGCGTTCTCAATGATGCCGCGCATGATGGTTGTCATCGTCTCGCGCCTGGCGAGAACCTTTTCTGTGAGTGTTTCGCTTTCTTCACTGAGTTGCTTGATGAGGCCGTGGAGTGTCGTGCTCGGGTCGTAGATCGCGTTGTCAGCTAACGCGGATGCTGCGCTGCGGAACGCGTCACAGTCGTAGAGACTGTCCCCCATGAGCGCCATGCCTTCCCAGTCGGCGCGGTCAATGAGCGTGCTCGTGTTGGTGTCGCCGTTGGGGAGCATGAAACTGTAGGAGAGAACGTGCATGGTGGCGCGCCAGAGCGTCTGCGCGTCACCTTGCTGGATGGCGTTGTTGACCGTGTTCACGCACGCCTGCTGGTGGCGTCGTTTCGCATCGTTGAGTCGCTGAGTGGCTTGCTCGTGTGCCTGGTATGTGGGGTGCGTCTGGTCGTAGTAGCCGCGTTTGTCTGTGGGGCACTCGCGTTCGACCGTGAGCGATGTCTGCGTCCACTCGTCGTACGCTTTGCGCGCCTCCTGGTACGTGTCGTTAATGGAGAAAAAGGTGTCACGCACTAGCTTCTCTGGCGTGGACGTAAAGGCGCTTGCGTATTGCGTGGTCATTGGCTTGCCGTTCTCTCTGTTTTCCGTCTCCCGTTTCCATTGTAACACGTCGGCGTGAGGTTAGCTGACGGCCATGCGTGCGGCCGCAAAGTCGATGAGCTTGTCCACGTTGATTGCCGGGAACGCCAGGGTGCTGTACATCACCTCGTTGTCGTTGACGTGCATGGTGCGGCAGTAGTTTCCCTTCTTGGTGTGAACCTTCATGAGTTTTTGCTCTTGGAATGTGTCGATGAGGGCGGCGAGGTCGCTGGGTGTGAGTTCACCGCGTTCTAGGAGGCTGCTGGCGAGCATCATGTGGGCGCACCTGGCCGCTACCTCGCTGCCGGTGTCGCCTTGTTCTTCTGCGTCTTGAATGGCTGTCCGCCACCGCTTCGCCGCTTCTGTGACGCTGCCGCATAGCGCGCGGACGACGCCGTAGTTCGCGGGGTACACGCTGTACTTTGTTTCCGTGTTCCCTGTGAAGATGATGCGTCCTACTTGTGTGAGGGTGGGGAGGTCGCGGGCGTGGTCTCCTGCGAGATATGCACTCACGGCGAGGTTGGAAATTCTGTTTGAGTAGCGTCGGGGGTGTTCCGCGAGCGTTGCGAGGTTACCGCTGGCGGTCAGCTCTTTAGTAGCGTGTTCTCCGATTGTGGCAGCGTTCAGTCCTGCCCTCGTTTTGCCCTTGTTGGCGTTGCCGGTCAGGTGGTCGAGGAGAAGCCATACGCCCGCTGGTATTCCCGGTGTCTGTGTGCTGGCCGCGTCGTCGTGAACTGCGCGAGTGAACGCTTCACAGTCGAACGCGTCCTCGTCAATATGCTGCTCGTCCCATCCGGTCAGGCTGATAAGGTGGCTGATGATGCCGTTGGTGATGGGTGAGGGGGCGCACATGTCGTAGCGAGTGGACGTGGAGAGTGCCCGCCACATGGCCTGGTAGTCGCCCGCCCGGTATGCTTGCGCGATGATGCGGGCGCACTTTCTCGCGTGCGCATCCATCAGGCTTTCTTGCTGGTGGGTGCTGTGGCCTCCGCGCAGGTATTCACTCCGGTATCTGGCGCGTTCGGCGGTGATCGCGTTCACGTAGTCGCCGCTCATGGTGTTACTCGTCATCTTGTTATCTCTCTTCCTGCCCTGTTATTTGCGGCCCGTTTCCATGCGCGACGCGGCCATGTCGATTAGCTCATCCACTTTGATGATGTCCGTGTAAATGTCGCGGACGTTGGTGCCGCTCGCGTTCCTGTCGCGGATACGCATGTTGCGCGGCTCTATGCTGCCGCCGAAAAGTCGTGTTTTCACTTGCATGAGGCTTGTCGCCTCAAATGTGTCAATGAGGGTAGCGAGGTCGGCTGATGGTAGCGCGCCACGTTCCATGAGCGCGCCACAGAGTTTCATGTGGGCGCACCTCGCTTCGATCTCGCGCGCCTCATCCCCGTTTGTTTCTGCGCCGTTAATGATGGAGCGCCACCTGGCGGCTGCGCCCTGAACGTCCCCGCATAGCGCGTAAACGATACCGTAGCTTGCAGCGTTTACCATATAGTTGCTGGTTGTTGTGTGAAAGTTCTTGCGGCCTATGCGGGCGAGGATGTTGTCGTCACTGTTGTCTTCGCCCGCCAGGTACGCGTGCTCGGCAAGGCCGATGGGGGCGCATAATTTCAGGGCGTTGTTTATCAGTTCTTCGCCGTTGGCGCAGCTATTGGCGAGTTCTTCCATGATGCGGTTGCCGAGCGCCACAGTGTTACGTGCAGCCGTGAAGCTAGGGTCACTCGTTTTTAGCGCATTAAAGTCTCCCCAGGCATAAAGGCGACCAAGCAGGCGATGCACGCCGTTCAGGTAATCGTACCTGTTTTTAATGGTGTCGCGGGCGACGGCGCGCGCGAATGACGCTTCGTGTAGAGCGCCGTCGCTAATACCGTGTTCGAGCAACCCTGTCAGCATGATGGTTTGTTCGATAATGTGGAAGGCCGCGTTTTTGTAATATATCCAATCGTCGGTGTGAGTGGCGTTGGAGAGCGCCTGCCAGAAACCGTCGTAGTTCCCGTCATGGTAGGCTTGCGCGATGATTGGCGCGCACGCGTCCACGTAACGCGCTTGCGCGTCCTCAAATGCTTGCGTAGGGTCCATGAGTGTACCGTCTGCCGAGCGCGCGGTTATGCGCCCCTCGCAGATGGCTTTTCGCTCTCTCCAGTATTTCTCACGCTCGTCGGTGACAGCTTTTGCATACCTCATTTTCTCGCTCCTCTTCTACCCTCCACGCGTTTCGTCTCGCTACCCACCTGTCGGAAGCGCGCACGTGACGCGCCCCCAACTTTCATGACACGTTATGGTACCATGTTTCCGTGTTGGCCGCGCGTCAAGCGTGAGCGTGTGCTATGATGTGTTTTGTTGCAAAAAGATGACACCAACCAAGAGGAGATACGAGAGATGACCGCCGAACAGAACAAGGGTGCCGCCACTGAGGGAAAGAATACCCCGTTCCTGCCCAAGGGTATGGACAAGAGCGTGTCCTACCGCGCTGTGAGGGGGCAGTTTAATGACCCGACGGGCACTCCGGTTGTCCTCATCTCTCAGCCTGGACAGGGTAAGACGGCGGTCGTGTACGCGCTCGCCGCCGAACACGACTACGAAGTCATTACGATTGTCGGCTCGCAGAAGGACCGCACCGACATTACTGGGTTGCCTACCCTCGTTAATTTCACGGTGACGCGCCCGGACGGCACCGTGGATGAGGTGCGCCAGGTGGAGTACGCGGTCGAAAAGTGGCAGCGTATCGTCATGGAGCGCAAGCGCGTTGTCGTGTTCCTGGATGAGCTGAACACGGCTCCCCCGGATGTCGTGTCCTCGCTGCTCACTATTTTGGCCGACCGGCGCTTCCCGAACGGGGAGACCATGCCGGAGGAGACCGTCATCCTGGGCGCTATGAATGATCGTGATACCGGCTCAGAGTATCACGATATGGCTCCGGCTCTCGCGAACCGTCTGTGCCTCGTCGGCTATCACATGCCGCTGGGCGCGTGGCTGGATGGTGTGCGCCGCGCGTGGGGTAAGACCGTCGGCGAGCGCGAACAGTGGATGCGCCGCGCGGTCGCGGACTTCGTGGACGAAAACCCCGGCTACGCTAATATGCCCAACGATCCGATGGGCGAAGCCGTTAACGCGGCGCAGTTTGGGTTCGCGTCGGACCCGGCTAACGACATGGTTGCCGCGCACGCGTTCCCGTCATACCGTTCGTGGGACCGCCTCGCCACCAAGCTCGCCCACACGTCCCCCCTGGAAGATGGCAGCCCTGACACTGAGCTGGAACACGTGTATGCGGGCGGCATGATCGGCTTCAAGGCCGCTTTCGCGTTCCGTGAGTTCCTTACGCGCCGCCGCGAAGCGGAGAAAACGTTTGACGCGCGCCAGTTCATCAACGACGCGTTCACTATTGGCGACGACGGGGAGCCGGTCGCTAACCCTGACGCGCTGAGCGAGTGGCCGCGTATTGTCGGCGAGGACGGCGCAGACAACCGTCTCGCGGTCGCTAGGGAAGCTGGTCGCCTCGCGGTCGATGACGTGGAGGAAACACACGTGACCGCTGAGGAACTGCGCAACATCATGCTCCTGTTGCCTGTCCTGTCGGGTGACGAGGAGGTGCCGGGCGTGGGCGGTCGTCTGGATAGCAGCGCCCTCGCGTCTCTGGGTAAGAGTGTCAGTAAGGTGTTTACTAAGGCTCAGAAGCACGCCTACGAGGTGACGGCTGGTGACGCTGAGGGTAGGGTGAAGCGCCGTATGGTGGTGAACGCGCTCGCTAAGGCGCTCGCTTGCCCGCATATTTCGGATGCAAAGAACATGAAGGCGTCATCCAGGGCCGCGTGACGTTGGTAGCTGGGCGCGGCGTGGGGTAACTCGTACACGATGAGCAGCCCCACGCCTCTGTGCACAGCGCTCGTCTCGCCTCACGCGTTTGCTGATTGAGGACTGGCGTGACCGCGACATGCGGTAGCGGCGTTTGACGATAGGGCGGTGCGCGCGGAAGCGCGCTTGTTTTGCGTGTGGTTGATGTGGCGCGCTCACCCGTCATCGTGCTATACTGGTGTCCTGTTGAATATGATGGATGATGTGAACAAGGAGAGTGCTCGCTGTGGCGACTACGAGGGAAGTTCTAGCGCGGGAAGCTAAGGAAGCCGAGGCGTGGGCGAAAGAGAACGCCCGCAGCATGGCTGAGCAGGGTTCCAGGTATCGTCACCTGTCCCCGTGGGAAGGCAGCGTATGGAGTAAGACCATCGAGTCTTTGCTTCTCCCGAAGGATAAGGGCGGTTACGGCTTGTACCCGCTGTCACCGATCTTTGCTCTCCTCATGCCGTTCGTGGACATTACGTGCGAGACCGCGTACACGGACGTGCGCGCCCGCGTAGGGTTGGGGTTGCAGTTCTTCTACAAGTGGGATAACCGTTTGAGGGCGTTCGCTCTCGCCCACGAGGCGCTGCACGTGGCGAACCGTCATTTTCAGCGCGCCGACGAGTGCGGTAAGACGTTCGAGCACGCGCACCGCATGATGAACCTTGCGGGCGACATGGAGATCAACGAGCTTCTTCTGGATATGGGTGTCGCCCATAGTAAGGATGAGGACGCGTTCGTGTTCCCGTCAAAGTGGGGGTATGAGCGGTCGCGCACGATGGAGGAATACCTCGCGTCCCTGTCTCAGGATCGGGATAAGTTGGAGGAATTGGCTCGCATGTTGGAAGAGTTGCAGAATCGCTATGGCGGCGGCAAGGCTGGCGACGGCGGTTCTGGCGAGGGCCAGTCGGGCGATTCTGACGAGTCTGGTTCTGACGGTGAAGGCTCCAAGGGCGGCGAGTCCGGCAAGCCGGGTGGCGGGCAGTCTAACGGCGGCGAGTCTGGCACCTCTGGCGGCACACAGTCCGGCGAGGGCGAGCCTGGTCCCGGTTCCCAGGTGGACGGCGGCTCTTGTTCTTCTGGGTCTGATGGCGAGGGGTCCAATGGTGGCGCGCAGTCGGGTTCTCAGGGTAGCGGTAACGGTTCCGGTGACGAGTCGGGCGATGGTTCTTCTGGTTCCGGTCATGGCGGCGCTGGTTCCGCTAACGAAAGCGCTGACCCCGGCCAGGGTGGCGGTCCTGGTTCCTCAGGTTCTGGCGGTGAAGGCTCCAAGGGCGGCGGCTCCCAGTCGGGTGACGCGGACTCTCAGGGCAAGAACGGTTCTGGCGAACAGTCTGACTCGCAGGGTGAGAGCGGTTCCGAGGGCGACGGTAAGGGCGATTGGACCAGTCAGTATGTGCGCGCGAACGTTGGACACGCGTGCGGGTCGCGCAGCAACAGTGAGGATGATCGTGAGGGCGAGCGCATCAAAGGCGAGACCGGGGTGCGTGGCCGCGCAATGGCTGACGTTGAGGGCGCTCGCCAAGACGCTGAGGCGCTGGTGCGTGAAGCCGCCGACGGCAGTAACAGCATGGGTAGCGGCGCGGGCGACTCGTGGGTGAGGCTACTTGCCCGCATGGCTCCGCCGCGCGTGAACTGGCAGAGCGTGCTGGCTGGCGTGGTTGGCCGTTCCATGTCGTCGCGCGTTCGCGGCAACAGGTATGCGACGTACAAGCGCCCGAATCGTCGCCGCCAGGGCGGCGAGTTCGTTTGGCCGTCGCGCGAGGACAACAAGCCGACCGTGCATGTCGCGGTGGACACGTCGGGTAGCATGGGACGTGATGACTACGCGCACGCTGTGGCTGAGATTGAAGGTATTTTGCGCGCGTCGGCGTCGGGTGCGGCTATCGGCTTCTACGGTGTTGATACGCAGATGAGTGAGCGTCCGCGTATGGTGTCGCATGTTCGTGACCTGAAAGCGTTTGGTGGCGGCGGCACGGACATGTCTGTCCCGTATGAGTGGATGGCGGGCGAGTGGGCGGCTGGCGGTAAGCGTCGTCGCGAGCTGCCGGATGTTCATGTTCTGGTGACGGATGGCTGGGTTGATTGGGGGGAGACGCTTGTGGCGGCTGCGAAGTGTCGCCAGTTCACGCGGATGGTGATTGTGGTGACGAGCGCGAGCGAGAGTAAGCGTGTTATTGAAGATGGGCGTGCGGTTGGCGTGAGCGTGGTGTTTGTGAACGGGTGACGCAAAGCGCCGCATACGCTCTGGTCGTAAAGCGCGTGCGGGTGTTGTGCGGTCGTGGGGCGCGTTTGCTGCCGGTTTGGTGGTGGACGCGCCCCACGTTCTGTTTGCGGGGCGTTTCCTCTCGGAGGCCGTTTCGCGCCGTGCGGTGTGGCGGGGCGGCTATTGGCGTTGTGTTCGCGCGTTCCTAACATGTGAAGGGGTTTTGTTGTGGCCGGGTTGTCCCGTGGTGAGAGAGAAGCAAAAATGCGAGGTATTGCCGTCCGCGCAGAATACGCGGCGTTCATGGGTGAGTGTGAGCGTTTGGGTGTGAGCGTGGGCGGTAACGCCGAAAACAAGTACATGGTGTTCAGGCGCACCCTGGTTCGTGACGACGCGGCACTGCGCGGTGGGGATGGTCTCGGCGGCGAGGGTGGCATGGTTGACCTGCGGTATGGTGCGGATGTGGCGCTCGTGTGCGCGCGGATGGTTCAGGCGTGTTTCCGCGAGAGTGTAGCGCCGTCGGTGTTTGCGGGTATGTCGCCGTTGGGTGTGCTTATGTTTTTGGGGTTGGACGGACAGTGTAAGGACGATCCTGGTGCGGATGCGCTTGCTGCTGGTGCGTGTGGTGACTTGGCGCTTAACGGTGTGAAGTGAAGCGCGGTCGCGCGGCCACTGTCGCGTGTGCGCTGTGTCGCGCCGTCTGGTTGACTGTCTCGTCGCCTCTGGCTCCTCGTGTCGCTGTCGTTGCGTGAGCGCCCCTCGTTCCGCCCTATATGCGCCGGTTATCCGTATCGCCGTCGATGCGGTGCCTGTGCGCGCTTCTCGCGGGCGAACACGTCGTCAACCCACTCCGATAGGGTACGCACGTTTTGAGGCCGTTAAAACGCGTTCCAGAGTTTCGCTTGTCGAGCGCCGGATACAGTAAAGGGGCACCCCCACACACCGAAAGTTTCGGAATGAGGGTGCCCCACAAGCGAGCGCCACGCGAGGGCGGCACTCGCCACGGTCACGTGGTCACTACTGTTCCCACTCGGGGTACGCGACACCGATCTCCCACATGTACTGGTCGTAGGCCGCCTTCATCACGCACGACGACCATTCGTTCAACTCCGCGTCGTCCTCTGCGAGCGCCATCTCACCCAGGTTCTCCGGCACACTCGCCATCCCGTAATTGAGCGCATCAATAACGCTATGGCGGATACGCGTGTGGGACGCAACATTAGCGTCCGGTTTAGTAACGCTCAGCTTACCGACCTTGCGCTGGACAAACACCTGCATTTTCCCGATCTTCATGTACAGGTGCTCGGCAACCAGGCGAGCCGCCTCCACCGTCAGCTCACCATCGCTCGCGTCCATGAGCTTATTGAACAGGGATGCGACCGCCGTGATGGAACTGCTGCCGGGGTTCGGGTCGCCGCTGGGCGTGTACGGGAACCACGGCTTAGGCTCCGGGCTGGCGCCCTGCGCCTCATACGCTGGGCGCTGCGCCGGTGCCTGCTCCTGAGCGGGAACATGCGCACCCCACGCGCTGCCCGTCGAAAATTCACGCTTAGCGAGGGCACGCGCCGCCTCCGGGTTCAGCTCCGGGTTGCGGCGAACAATCATGTCCTCGAACATGTTGCTCTTAGGGAGGTTACCCTGGAAAACCCTCTCATTCCCCTTGTCGTCAACAAAGCGCGTTTCGCTATCGTCTACAATCCACGTCTTACCACCATCGAGCGACACGGCTGCGACAGCGGTCTCGAAAATGCGGTACTTCTTTTCAACGTCGCCAATCGACATGCTGCCCCTGGCTTCGTTGTACTCGCGAACGAAATCAGCCCACGTCATGTCCAACGGCGCTTTTTCGGTGCCGTCGTGACCACCGTTGAAGCCGGGCGCAATGTGGCCGTCCTTCGTGTACGGCTTCGTGTCTTTCCTAGCCTTACGCTTGCGGTACTTTTCGATACGGTAAATAATGGGCGTGTTATTGTCGTACGCTTCGCGCAAGGCGGCGGCAACCTTATTGGTGCCATCGTCAAAAACGGAGCCGTACACATCATAGTCGTCGCCGTCGTGCTTAAAAATCGCCTTGTAGCGCGTGTTTGCGTCGCTACCCGGCCTCGGCCTCGTCACATCTAGCTTGCTGATACGCTCATAGCCCGTGCGAACCTCTAGCTGTTCGCGCTTGTCTGCCGGCGCTGACGGGTCGCCCGCGAGCGTAACAAACGGGAAAACCTTGTCCCCCACTCGCATGTTCTCGTACAGCGGCGGAACGGTGCCGTTCACGCCGTTTGTGTTCGTTTCGTTCATGTTCTGCGCCATCCTTGCTCCTCATGTGGCATCACTTGTTATGCGTGTTTCTCTTGAACCCGCTCTCGAAGCGAACGGGGCCGCGTCCACGAGTGTAGACGCTTGCGGCGGGCGCGCCCTCTCAACAGTGAGGCCGCCACGCCATACAGCACGAACGGCGGGCGCGCAAAAACTGCCCTACGTGAGGAACAGCTTCACGCGCCCACCGTGGGCGTTAACAGCCGCGCCCCGGCCACGCGCGGGGCGCGCACCTGTCAGAACGGAGGCTCGTCGCCATACTGGGTAGCCGCGCCGCCAGTGAAAGCGTCAGCCTGCGCGGCGGGAGCCTGCTGCTGGAAACCGCCCTGCTGCGCGCCGCCATTGTATGCGGCCTGACGCATGTCCGCCGCCTGCGGCTGCGCGGGGGCCGCCTGCTGGTAGCCGCTGCGGCCCTGACTAAAGCCGCCACCGTTGTTGGTGCGGGTGACCTGCGCGCGAGCGCGACGCAGCGACGGACCAACCTCATCGACAAGGAGTTCCATGACGGTGCGCTTATCGCCGTCCTTCGTCTCAAACGAGCGCTGGACCAAGCGACCCTGAACGATGACGCGCATGCCCTTACGCAGCGACTCGGTAACGTTCTCGGCGGCCTCGCGCCACACGGAACAGCGCATAAACAGCGACTCGCCGTCCTTCCACTCGCCAGAGTTACGGTCGTACGTGCGAGGCGTTGACGCGACGGTGAAGCTCGCGACCGCCGCACCGTTCCCAGTCCAATGTAGTTCCGGGTCGGCGGTCAGATTGCCGATCACTGTAATAACTGTCTCTCCTGCCAAGGTTCCATCCTCTTTCTTGTCTTGGTTTTTCCTTGCAAAGCCTAATATAAACGCCCATATTGGCGTTGTCAAAAGTTCGCTAACGGCTCTATGGGGCGCATCGTTTCGCCTCTATTCCCGTTGCTCGTTCAACACCTCGAAACGCCGTGCGTTTGCGTTTTCGCCGCGCTAAAAACTACCCCGGTACGCGAGTGGGCGGGCGTAAGGGCGGCGCTGCCCCGGTTTCAGTGGGAGTGCTCGCTCGTTTGGCGATTGAGCGCGTGAGCAAGCTCACTTTCCCACGCGCCACCCAGCTTACTTGCCTTCTCGTTGACACTCTCCGCGCTAATCTGGCGCGCATCCTGGTTCTCGCTCTCCGCGCGCTCTGCCCACCAAGAGGGGGACTCGTCGCCATAGTCGCCATATTTGCGGCTACGCATGTAGTAGTAGAGGGCAACAGCGGCCATTGCAACCGGAAGAAACCGGAACAACCAGTTCACTGCCACGTAGGCGCTCATCCACGATGACGTTTCCTCGCCGCCGAAACCCGTGTAAAGCGGAATCCACCAAGCGTTTGCGAGAACCAGCGCCACCACCGCGTAACGCCCCATACGGCGGCAACACGACGATAGAGGACACGATAACGCGAGAGTAGCGTCAGCGGCGTTTGCTTCCTCAACTTGTCCCGCTCGTACACCGCTCTCACGCTACCATGCAGCGACACGGCGAGGACCACCAGTGACGCAACTTCAAGAATCGCTAAAATAGTGAACGTCATTATTGTTTCCTTCCAAGCGCGTCAGCCAGTTCACGCTCCCATGCGCCGCCGCAACTAATCGTCTGATTCTCACACTGTACCATGCTGTCGGCCGCGTCGCCAGCCGTGGCGTCAGTTTTCTTCGCTGCGAACGGGCACTGAGCTGCTGGGCGTGTCGAAGAAAACAAGGTATTCATGAACATAACACCATGCACAAGCGCAATCGCAAACAACGAAACGGTGAGAACAAACAAAGCGAATAGGCGCGCATCCGTTGGTCCATTCTCGCCGATCACTGTTTGCGACATTTCAACGAAAGACCCGGAGAACTTACCAGAGTCACAAAAGTGAGCGGACGCGACGGTGTTAAGCGCCCAACCAAGAAACGACCAAAACAGGTTGAGACCCCGGCACGTGTTGCAACCGCAATCACCGAAATGGGCGTAAAATAACATGCAGTTGACGGCTATGCAGAGGAGGGCGACAATAATCAATCCGCCGACTGCAAACGCCTGCGCGATGTTATGGAAAATCTCGCTTACGTTCTCGTCCGTAACGCTGCCAGACTGCGTGGAATACGGCAACCATAGTGTCCCGGTCATTCTTCACCTATTTCTTCGCGAGTGCGGCTGACAGTTCACGCTCCCACGCGACGCCAGTAGTCAACGGTTGCTCTTCCAACAGTGCCATAGCATCCACCGTATTGTCGCCATCATTAACCTGCATGCCTGTTTTGAGTAGGCACGGTTGATTGTGACAGCCTCGCGGGTTGAGGAGAGTATATACTGACGTGAACATGCACGCGAGAACAGCGACACTAGCTACGAGGGTGAGCACTGCGAGCGGAGACGGGTCGGCGGCAGGACCGCCACCGACAGGCGTTTGCGTACTCGTTGACGCGGAGGAAAAGAAAACAACGTTCACAAACGGAAACAGCATGTTCACGCCCGCCGCAAGCGCCGCACGCACAGGGGCGCGCCACACGCATTTGTTAACACACCCGCAACCGTCACGCCACCCTCGCCACACGTAACTCGCAAGCGCAACGTTAGCGGAGACAAACAGTAGCCAGAGGGCAACACAGGTAAGACGCATCTGTGCCTCAGCGAGCGCCTCTAGCGCACTCCCCGTGGGATTACTGCACGCCTCAGCGCACGCGGTCATAGCGTTCACTGTTCACTATCCTCACTGCCGTTCCCGTGCGCGTTAATTTCATCCACGAGTGCGCTGCCACGCACCACGGCAGAGCAAACGATGCTCGCCACAATCAACACGGCGACCGCAATGATCTCCCACGCCAACAAGCCGACGCCGAGGAAACTCGCGCCCGGATGCTCCGACCGATAATGCGAACCAGGAATCGACGGGACAATAAACGCGAGCAACACGACAGCGTTCACGCCAAAACGGTACGCGCCTGTCATGTTGCCTTTCTTGCGCTCCACAAAGTCGTACATGACACTCATGGCGAGCGCCAATCCGGCTCCCGCGAAAAACGACGCAACGGCCATGCCTGCGGTCATAAACATCCTTTGCTTTCGTCCCGCTACAAGGAATTGTAGCGCTCGATTATCTTTCAACGTGCTCAATGATACCACGCGAGAGAGGGGTGCGCGTCTTGAAAACGCTCGCGCACCTTTTCTCTCACGCGACAGCTGTTTATCCGCGCCGCTTGCGCCCCAGCGCCTCGTCAATGGGCGCAACGCGCCGCGTCAGCCCGTCAACGTTCATGCCGGTGTTAGACCGACGCGCGTAAAGCCCTTGGCTACGAGCAGCATGTAGTATTATGCTAGTTGCTGCGCTGACACGTCGCTCCTGTGCTGTCCGCGCCTCACGCTTACGCGCAAGCGTGGACAGTAGGCGATACCTCCTCGCTTTCACGCGTCGCTGCCTTCGCTGACGTTGCCTTCGCGGTCACCAGCGTCGCCCGCGTAGTCGCCGTTCTCGCTACCGGCGTTCCCGGTCGAAAAAGATGGTTTATTCTTCACGCCAGCTTCGCTCGCGTTCGGCTTCACGCTGCCCGCGAGGATAGCATCATCCATGTCCAAGCGCCGCACGTACGATGCGCACAGTGAATGGAACGCGCGACGCGCGAGCACCGCCGCAAGAACGAACGCAACTGCGCCTATCTCGAACAAGTGCCGATACATGTACCCGTCCTCAAATGTGCCAACTCCAGCCGGGGCGGGTGACATATACTGCGCGAACGCGTTTCCCACGAGGGAGGCGACAAACGCAACCATTACGACAAATACGATGCGCAGTGGGTTAAACCAACTGCGCGGACCATACACGTAATCACGCAATGCGTCGTTCAGCCACGCGACAATCTTTCCTGACATGTTCTTCATGACGTTTCTCCTGTTCTCGTTGTTTCTCGCGGTGGTAACCGTCATCACCGCAAAAGCGTTGTTACTTGTGGAGGGCCGCGTCAAGCTCACGCTCCCACGCGTCCCCAGCCTCACCGGCTGTGGCTTCACTGGCGGTCGCTGCCTCGTGAGCGCGTGCGACCTCCGCGTCTCGCTCCGCGCGCTCTCGCTCTGCCTTCTGTTCGGCGCGGTTTTCGAGCCACCGTTCGCGGGGAGACTTGGATGGTGCTTGACCAGCGACGAGGCGGTTCAAGAGGATAGAGCATACGATGGCCGTCACAATCGTCGTCACCATTTTCGGTAACCCCGTCGCATACACGATGGTCGCCGTCACACACGTCACTGTCGTGCTAGTGAACATCATGCTCACGAAGCGCCACCCAAACCAGTGTGAAACAAACGCCAATGCGGCGAACGCGACCACCAGCCCAACACCAAACAGTACCACAGTATCCAAATTCGCCGCCCTCTCCCTATTTTCTCTCTTACCGCTTTCGCCCGCACGCAAGCCGCACGGGTAGATGCGCGCCCACAAACCACACAAGAAAAGCGGACTGTGGGCGCGCCGCCACTGTTACAGAACGTTCACGCTGCCGCCGTCAATCTCACGGCGCGCTTCCAACTTGTCCACAAGGGGAGCCACGTACTCGGTCAGTTCACGGCTGTTAGCTCGACGTTCCTCACCAAGAGTAGACAGTTGCGCGCGAGCATCAACGATAAACCCGGTGAGCGCGTCAAGGTTACGCTTAATGTCCTCCACCCTAGCGATGGTGCTCTTCTCGCGGGCAACCATTCCAGTGATGTTCTTGCCGATAAGCTGAGTGTTCTCGTCCGTCAGCTTAGCGACCGCCGCGTTAACAGCATCCAGGGTGTCGCCCACCATCTCCTGAGTACCCAGGGCGGTGCGAACAAGCGTCTGCGCCTTCAACACGGGGATAGTATTGTTGAGCGTTTGGACGGCCTGGCCAGCCAACATGCGCGCAGACTGTGAGGCGATAGCGAGTTCCTGGCACACGTAGAGCGCGGTGCCGACCTGTCCCAGCAGTTCGTTCTCGCGGCGGTCGGCGGCGTCAACGACGCTAGAGTGGAGCGCGTCAGCGAGAACAGCGTCGCCCTCGTCGCCGGTTGCGCGCAGTTCTTCCACGCGGGCTTCCGCGTCATCGCGAATAATGCGCACGGCGTGAATGTCCGCCGCAATATCCTGGATACGGTCACGCTGGTATGCGGCCTCGGTGTCCAGCAGGTCAGCGTCACGCGTCATCGTCAGCGCCGCGTTGTGAACGGAGTCGGACGTGTCCTGCAAAGACTCTTCTGCGCTTTGGAAGCGCGCCTGAAACTCGCGGAGGCGCTTCTCAGGGGATGCGAGGAACGGGAGCCAGCGCGCGATGGCGCTCTGCTTACCGAGACCGTTCACTGTGACAGCCAGTGCTGCGAGTTCGCGTCGCATTGCTTCCGCGCCGTCCGTCTTAATCTTTGCGCCATCGGCGGTGCGGCTCAGAATGTCGGTCTTGCCGCTGACGGCGGCTTGTACGTGTTCCTGTCCGATAGCGGAGACTTCGGCTGCCATCTGCGTGTACTTGGTCTGGTCGCGGCTTTCGAGGGTGCCGCTGATCTTCGCGCGAATCATGGGGGCGAGTTCACGTTCGCGCTCTTCCACGTCGTAGTTGCCTGCGAGCTTGCGGGCAACGTCACTCATGTACGTGCCCTCGTTGATGACCTCTACCTCTACGATGTCGGTGCTCTTCTTGCGAGTCGCCTTCTTGGCGGCGGGCTTCTTCGCCGTCGTCGCCTTCTTAGCCTTCGTGGTGGTCTTTCCGGCGGTGCTCTTCTTGCTAGATGAGGCGGTGGTGGTCTTGCTGGTAGCCATGATGGGTATTCTCGCTTTCTTTAACGGTGCTCACGTTACTCATGTGGATAATCGTTATTGTACCACGGTTGTTAAGGTTATGTCGCGCGCAAATGCTCGCGCCACTCACGCTGGTTTACGGTCGCGTGTTAGATGACGGTGGGTTCGTCTCCTGCCGCCGTGCGGACAAGCTGACGTGCGCACATGTTCATCCACGATGTTTCTGTCACGTGCTCTGGGCGCTCCTCTGTGGGGAATGTGGCCGTTAGGTCGATGACGGTGAGCGTCACGCTCACGTTGCCGCCCGCCCCTGTTGTGACAGCGTAGTTGTGGACGGTGCCGGGTTCCACTGTGGCCGTGTGGACGACGCGCATGGTACCGTCCGCGCCCGCAGCGATGAGGGAGATGGGGCGAGGCGACCATGCGAGCGCCGACACGATCTCACTGTCGTTTTCGCTGTTTTTGAGGTCGTACATGAACGTTGCGGCGCTCTCAACGAGTGCTACGCGTTCGCTCGTGGCGACAAGGACGACGGGGTTAACGTCCGTGTTGCTGGTGGTTTTTACCCACACGCCGGGAGCGTCCCCCATGCTGATGGTGGTGGTTTGTGCGACGCGGGGACGCTGCACGGCCTCGTCGTTTGCGTGTCCGCTCGCCTGCGTGTTTTTCTTCCGATTCCAGAACACGAAAGTTACGCCTCTCCTGCCTCGTTGTCGCTGTTGGTGTCCTCGTCGCTGCCAGGCGCGCCACCGTTGTTATTGTTGGCGTTGGCTCGTGACAGTCCTTTGATGGCCGCGAGCGCTGGGAATCGTTCACGCTCCACCGTGCGAGCCTCCGCAGACGCGTCCTTATAGTAGCGTTTAATGTTGGCAAGTTCGTCGCCGATCTTCTGTAGCTCATGCAACGCAGACTCAACGAACGTCTCATTCACCGCGAGAGCTTGTTCTTCCACGCTGTCGAGAACGCGCACAAGCACTTCACGGGCTTGCGTGCGCGACTCAGGCTCAGCCTTTTCCGCCAGGGTGAAAGCATCCGCCACCTGGCCGCGTAGCGTGTTCGTGAGGCCGCTCATCAGCGCCTCGTCACACCAATACTTGTCGTTGGCGCGCTGCGCGACCAGTTGCACGGCGGTCGCCGCGCGTGTGGCGGCATCCAGCACGCGCTGGCCGTACACGCTGTATCCGCATACGGCTTGTCGCATCACGTACTCGGAGAGCACGAACAGTTTCCGACCGTACCCGGACACGGTAATGGTGGTTTCAGACTGTTGTTCACTCATGCTTCGTATCCTACCACATTGCGCGCGTTGTCCGCCACACGTGCGCGAGCGTGTCTTGCGGTTGCGCGAGCCACGCGCGTCATGTAGCATATGTGCGAGACATGATCGTAACACAGAACGTGAAAGAAAAGAGGAAGCACATGCGTAAGCTCGCACGAATCACCACGGTAGATGAGTTTACCCCGATTGAGGGTGCGGACCGCATTGTCGCAGCTCACGTTGGCGGGTGGACCGTTATCACCCCCAAGGGCGCACAAACGGATGACAAAGACGCGCTGTTCATCTATCTAGAGGTGGACGCCGTTGTCCCCGAAAAGGCTGCCGTGGAGCGTCCCGCGTTCCAGCCCCTCATGGACATCAAGGTGCAGGACTTCACGCTCATGGACGAGGACACGGAGACCGTGTTCCGTGTGCGCGGCCACCGTCTGCGCACGAAGCGCATCCGTGGCGTCTACTCGCAAGGCTTCCTGTTGCCCGTCGCAGACGTGTTCACCGCCGACGAGATTAACAGTCTGAATCTCGCGGACGGCGTGGATGTGTCCGATGTGCTGGGTGTCGTCAAGTACGCGCCCGCCCCCAAGGAACAGCAGTCGGCGGACAACAATCCTCGCGGCAAGTGGGATGACTCTCTCGCTCCCAAGACCGACGCGGAGCGTCTACAGAACCTCACCCGTTACTGGGACGAGATTCAGTCGCTCACGTGGATGCCCACGCTAAAGGTTGATGGTACGTCAATGACGGTTGCCAACGACGCGGGCGAAATGAGAGTTTTTAGCCGCAACCTAGAGGTTGGGGAAGATAACGAGCGCGCCGTCGCGGCCAAACGGAATGGCCTGTGGGCGTGGCTTGAAGCCAACCCCGGCTACACTGTTCAAGGAGAGCTGATCGGCGAGGGCATCCAGAAGAACCGACTGGGTATCAACGGTCGTCGTGTCCTCGTGTTCTCCGTGTGGCTGAATGGCGTGAAGCTACAGCGCAGCCAGTGGCCCGCTTTCCTCGAAAACATGGGCGTCCCCGTCCTCGGTGACGAGTGGCAGCCCTCTCGTTTCGAGTCGCCGGAAGCACTCATCGAAGCCGTCAACACCCTCAAGGGTCACATCGGCTCCGGCCTGAACGAGGGCATCGTCTACCACATGGTGCGCGACGAGGGCGATAACACGCCGCTTCCGCGTTGGATGTCGTCGCGGGAGAACTTTAAGGTTGTGTCCAACCGGTACCTCGCTAAGTTCGAGTGAGGTAACCGTTGGATGCGTGAAACAGCCCCGCCACCAAAAGCGAGAGGTGGCGGGGCTGTTTTCTTACCGTCCGCGTTGCGGTCGTATAACCGCGCGCATTCCGCTCCCGTCAGTGGCCGTACCCGGGGGAGGTTTCCACGTCGCACAAGTGAGAGTCGTAGTCCTCAACGGTGGGGCGCGCGGTTCCGAAAGTGCCGCTCTCCTCGTCGTACCCTGTGAGGATAACGTTTTGCTGCCTACCGCTCTTGTTGGCTACGGTGATGATGTCGCCGCTCCTATGTGCCGGAGCTTTCACTCTCCACTCGTCCTGCCAGGTGATGGGGTTGGTCGCTTTCTTCCACGCGGGAGTCACGTCCGTGTAGTCGCTCCACGTGCCGTCGCGGTTTTTCTCGCCGCCGAGGAGAATCGTTGACACTGCTCCGTCTCGTCTCTTAATCTTAATGATGTCTCCGGCGTGGGCGTCCGGGTGGTGCGGGAGGTACTGGCCGCTGCTCTTCCTCCTCCATTTCCCGCCGGTGAGCGTGTTGCGCAACGTTTTTACCTTATACGTTGCTGCGTCCGCGTACGAGGCCGTCACATCCGGCCCGCCACCCGACGCCGCTACGACTTCTACGACGCTGATCCGCCCCGTCCTCCCGTGTTTGACGCGGATACGCTGCCCAGCCTGAACGCTCTCTCCCCCGTTGGGTAGGGTGATGTGGTCGGGGCGCGTCATTGTTGGCGCGCTCATGCGGCGCTTCACGCTAGCCTCGCCCGCTTGTGTGAGCGTCCCGTCCGGGCGATGGTGTGTGGTCTGGGGTGCCGCCCAGTAGGGGGTACACGTGTAGGTGCCGTCCCCATTGTCGGCGTCCACGCGGTACGCCTCATGTTCGGTGGGTAGCATCATTCCCGGCTGGACTCCCATGATGTTTTGATGATTGTTTTCCTGGCACTGTTGCCGACGATGGTTCCGCGCGGCCCGTCCTCTTCCCCTTTGTCGGGGTTTGCGGGGCGCGTCCATTCTCCGGGCGCTGGTATCGCTTGCGCTGCTTTCTCGTGTCCGGCTCGCGCGAGTCCGTCTCGGTAGGCGAGAAGCTGGTGCCTATTGTCAGCGTATTCTCCCTCCAATCCGAGGCGACCGTTCAGCCCGTCTTGTGCTGCTTTCTCGATGAGTGCGCAGTGGCGGGCGTAGGAGCCTTCGGGCGCGTAGGCGAGAATGTCGTCCGCCGTCGGGTTGGATGCGGGCGCACCGTCTTTGGTCTGCTGGTCTAGCCACGCGTGGAGGGTTTGTTCTGGTAGCGTGGTCGCCCACCCGCCGATTGTCTCCCCGTCTAGGATGGGGTGTTTCAGGGCGTTTTCTTCGAGCGCCCACTGCGGTTGTTCTTTCGTGAACGCAGGGAAGCCGGCGGCTGCGTGCTCGGCGGCCTCTTCGCGCGTTCGGTAGTGGGGTGCTGGCCGCCCGTCGCTGGTGGTGAGTGGGCACTTGCCGGGGGCGGCCCTGCACACGGCTGGCATCCCTTTGTTTTTGCCGGACTGCGCGATATGGTAGATTGACGCTTTCGGTGCTCTCATTGTTCCACCTCTTCTTGTTGTTGGCGTGCCCGTCAGCGCATGGGTTTGGACACGCAACTGGCTCTAGCGCTTCTCTTTGCCGCCGCTTCCCCTGTTTATCCAATAGCTTCGTTTTCGCCGCGAAAATCCTGCCACGCGCCCGTTACGCCAACCCTACTGTCGTGTGATACAATGCGTGTTATGGTAGCAAATATGACAAGCGGTGTTATTCCGCGCGATGAACTGAATAATATTGTCCTCTCCTACGTGAACAGCGAGAGCGCGCTCGTTCCTTTGTCAGAATGGGCGACAAGCGCGCTGGTCGCGCTCAGGGCGCTTGAGCTTGCCGCGCGGAGCTACGAAAACAGGGAGAGCCTGAACAGGTTAATGCACGATCAGGTGTCGCCCGCGTTGGCGTTTACTCCCGTGTCAATGGAAGCTGGCAGGGGCGCTGGTCACACTATGCTGGCGGTCTCTGACCTGCTGGCGTACGGCGCTGTCGTGGACCCCGGCACATCAAGCGACAATATGGTGTTTGGCGCGTGCGTTCGCTTCACCACCGGCGAGCAAGACCGTGAGGCCGTGGAGGTCGCCCGCAAGCGTGGTAGCGTCGCGCAGGCTGAATTGGACCGGCGAGCGGGAGACGGCGCGCGTGCGCGGTCTGCGCGCAAGCCGTTTTGGGTTGGGGGAGAGCGGTGGTGAACGCCGCCGCTGGCGCGGACAAGGAGAGTATGCAGGTGACGGTACCGGCAAGTAACGGCGCGCGCATGAGCGCAGGCGACGTGTTGGACGCTTTAGAGAAAGCATGGAAAGAGTCGGCGCTCGTGCGCGAGCTGACGATTACGGACACGCGTGAACTGTACCGTGAGCTAGAGAAGGGTGAGAAGCATGGGCCGCTGAAAAGGCGCATTGACGCGCTCATGTTCTCGCCGGACGGTATGCGCACCGCTATCGAAGTGAAGGTGGATGTGGCGGACGCTGGGCGCGAGTCGTGGGCGAAAATCAGGCCGTGGATGATGGTTGCGCACCGTTTCGTGTACGCGGTTCCGGCCGGGTTGATCGACAGGCCGCCGGTTGGTGCGGACCAGCGTTCCGGCCTCGTATGGGTGTACCCGGACGGGCGCGTGGAGTGGAAGCGGAAATGCAAGATTAACCATTCGCCGGAGGCGTTGCCTCAGTTGACGGTGTTCAATCTGGCGTGGCGTGCGGCGAAGGGCGAGGTGCGGTCGTTCTAGAGGCGGCGCTGCGATAAGCGTCGGTCAGTGGATGAGAGGCGGGCGGAGCGCAGCGTGCGCTCCGCCCGCCGCCTTGTTTCCGCTGCTATTGCGTGGGTTTGATGGTCTCGCGGCGCTCTATTTTGGTGGCGGCTGACTCCCACGGCTGCTTCCCGCGTGCCCGTTTCGTGGCGTGCGGCGAGGCGGCCCCTGGCGTCCGGTTGGCTTGTTTTATTGTAGGAAAATGCGATGCGCGCACGCAGCCGCTCCGCGCCCAGCGCCTCTCGCGGGCGGTTAGCGCTGTTGGCTGCGAACGCGCGATTGGAGGAGACCCAGTTGACAGTATTTCACGCATGGAAGAAACGGTGGGGTGGTGTGAGCGCTTCCGCTCTCGCGGCGCTCACATTCGCGCTCGCAGCGCCCCTCACGGTTGGCGCAGCCCACGCCGAAACAGCGGGCGACAACCCATCCACGGGACAAAACAGTAACCCCGCCTCTGTGACGTTCGGGCAAGCTGACGGGACTGTTGGCAACGATAAGGTTCACATCATGGCGCTGCCAGACAGTGACGCTATCGTGTTGGAATCCAACGGTCATTTCGGTATCGTAGACAGCGGTGAGGACGACGATTACGCGGACGGGAGTGACCCGCGCTACCCGTGGCGGGCGGGCATCGCCACGCGGGGATTCACGCGTGACGTGGACGCGTACCTACAAAAGCTAGGAGTCAACAGCAATAACCTGGACTTCTACATTGGTACGCACGCCCACTCCGACCACATCGGCAACGCTGACACGATCATCTACAAGTACCGTCCGAAGCGCATTTACACGCCCCAATACTCAGACAGTTACATTCTCGACCGCACGCGATTGTGGGATAACCAGAAAGTGTACGATGACATGATGCGGGCCGCCGCGTGGGCGGGGGCCGCGTACGGGGCGGTCCTCGACCAGCACGTCACGCCTGGGAACGATGATACTATCCAGATGGGTGACATGCGCATCCAGATCATCCCCACCGACCCGAACGAGAACTACAAGCGGACAGGCGTGTACGACGCTAACCTTATCGCGTACACGGCGAAAGTGACCGCACACGGGCGCAGCGCCTACCTGGCTGCCGACCTGGAATCCACGGGCGGCCAAGAAGCCTACGTCGCCCCGATTGTCGGGCATGTGGACTGGTTGAAGTCACCGCACCACGGCCTGCCGTCGTCCAGCAACAACGGGTTCGTGGAAAAACTCTCCCCAACGCTCATCATGCAGACCGGGTACGAGTTCCAAACCCATGACGGCGCTGTCGCCGGGGCGGCGCGCGGCCAATACGAGTGGTTCGAGGCAGCCAGCATGAGGAAAGCCGGATACGACGCGCTTGTCGGCACGTTCACGCCGAGTGGGATCACGCGCCCCTCCTACAACGTGAGTATGGGGCACGTGTTCGGGCAGGCTGCGCCCGCGCGCACGTGGTGGCTGCACGATGGGAGGCCGTGGGCGACCGTAGGCTGGTGGCAGAGCCGGGACGGCGGATGGCACTACTTCACGGGCGCGCCCACGGCGGCGCAAAGCCGGTGGGTGAACAGCGCAGGCTCCTGGTATTGGATGGGCGGCGACTCGTACATGGCATTCAGCACGTGGGTGAACGACGGGACCGGCTGGTACTGGGTGGACAGTGACGGAGCCATGCTCGGCGCGGGCTGGCACCGCATTAACGGCGACTGGTACCTCATGGCTGGCAGTGGCCGCGCCTACACGGGGTGGGTGCAAACCCCCGGCGGCTCCTGGTATTATTTGGACCCTGTGAGCGCAAAAATGCGCACAGGGTGGGTGAATGATGGCTCCGGCTGGTTCTACTTGGGCGAGTCCGGCGCGATGCGCACCGGCTGGGTGAGGGACGCTGGGAGCTGGTACCTGCTATCTGGGACTGGTCGCGCCGCCTCTGGGTGGGCGCTTGACGGCGGCTCCTGGTACTACCTGGACACGAACACGAACGCTATGCGCGTCGGTTGGGTGAGCGACGCGGGAAAGTGGTACTATCTGGGGGCGGACGGTGCGATGCGCACCGGCTGGGTGAGGGACGCTGGGAACTGGTACCTGCTCGCAGGCTCCGGAGGGTCCATGCTCACCGGGACAGTCACCTACGACGGCAAACAGTGGGCGTTCGGCGGTGACGGCGCGCTCATCAGCTAACGCCACAAACGCGGCAAAACCGTGTGGAAGAGGAACGCGCGCTATCAAACCGACCAAAACAGCCAGCCAGCAGAAGAAACAAAAACGAATGGGAGGCACACAGTACATGATGGTGAAGAAAACAACAACGACAATCGCGGCGGGCGCGCTCGCCGCCATCACGGCAGCAATGCTCACCGTAGCGCCAGCACAGGCAGCCGCAGCAGGAGACGATGATAAGGTTCACCTGCTCACAACCGGCACCAGCGCCGTGTTCGAGACGAACGGCCAGTGGGTACTCGTCGGCGGTGACCAAGCCGCCTACCAGTACCTCACCAGCAGGGGCGTCACCAAGCTCGACGCGTACGTCGCCGTGAACACTAACCCCGACGTCATCGCGGCAGCCCCGGATATTATCGGCGCGTTCAAGCCCGGTAGCGTGTGGACGCCCGGCTACGACGAATCCCGTGTCAGTAACCCGACGGCGGGGGCCGACGCTGCGTACCGTCGCCTCACGGACGCGGCGCTGGCAGCAAACCGCTCCTACGGGGCGAAAACCGTAACGGGCGCAGACAGTGGCACGCAGTTTACTGTCGGAGACATTCGGTTCACGCTCTACAAGTCCGATGACGCGACGCCGGAGACGACCGGGGGAGCCGGGTACATGGTGAAAGCCGAGTCGCACGGCGGCAGTGTCCTCCTAACGGGTGACATGCGAGCATCAGACGGCATCGGCGTCACCGAAAGCGACAGTAGTCTGTCTGCGCGGGTCGGCCAGGTCACGTGGGTGACCGCGCCAAACCGTGGGCTGGCGGCGGGCGGCCCCACCGGCGTCGCCGAGGAGACGGGCGCGCAGCTCCTCTTCCAGCAAGACTCCGACGCGGTGATGCCCGCGTGGCTGTCATGGGGCGGCGTCACCGCACGCTACGACATGCTCACCGCGAATGGCATGCGCCATGCGGGGTACGGTGAGTTGGAGGGCGCGTTCTCCGACGGGTCTATTAGCCGCGCCGCGTACGGTGACGTGAGCGGTTTCGTCACCTACCCGGGGGAGACGCCGGGCGGCGGGCCTGCCGCCTGGCATATGAGCGGCGGTAAGCCCTCTCCCAGTGGAGCGGGTTGGGTGCAGGGCGCTGGCGGCTCCTGGTACTGGTTCGGCGGGGAGCCTCACGCGGCCACGAACACGCTTGTGGGTGATCTGCCTGGCATGTACTGGGTTGGCGGCGACGGCCGTATGGCCACGTCCGCCCAGTGGGTCACGTATAAGGCTGGCCGATACCGCGTGCAGGACGGCGGCAAAGTGCTTGGTGGCGGCTGGCATAAGGTTGACGGCTCCTGGTATTACATGAACGCTGGCGGCCTGGCCACGACAGGTTGGCTGCAATCGGGCGGCTCCTGGTACTTCTTTGACCCGAACACGAGCGCGATGCGCACGGGCTGGATCAATGACGGGTCCGGCTGGTTCTACCTGGGTGAGTCGGGCGTCATGCACACCGGCTGGCTCCAGGACGATGGCTCCTGGTATTACCTGGATGCGAAGGGCCGCATGGCGACCGGCTGGCAGGAGGTGGGCGGCTCCTGGTATTACATGGACGAGCATGGCGTGATGGTGACGGGCAGCGCGCTCGTTGATGATGTCGTTCACGTGTTTGACGGGTCCGGTAGGTGGCTGGGCCGCGCCTAACAATCTGGTATCCGCTTGTTGACGCGTTGGGGCGCATCCTGCTTGTCGTGGCCGTTGGCTGCTGGTTGTAGGGTGCGCCCCTCGCGCTTTTTGTGTTATACTGGTTCTAGTGGCGCGTATGCTAAACATTGTGTGCGCCACAGCAATCAAGTCAAGTATGGGAAAGTAGCAAAGCGCAAGTGTGGGCGAGGGTGTGGGGAACCGCTGTGAGTGGGTGGAAGTATATGTGGGACGATGACGAGTGGATGCGACGCATCGAACAGGCGGAAGATGGAGACGCGACCGCATCCGCTGTCCTGGCACTCTATGATTCTCTCATGTCGCATGACGATGTGCCCTCGCGTGGGTGCGGGCGGCTGATGGGTCGCCAGTATCGTTTGGCGCGCCTCGCGTCTTTGCCGTCTGCCCCTGCGCGCATGTTGATGGACATGGCCGCTGTCCTGGTTGACGGCGCGAGCGGTGAAGATTTTGACGACTTGGCTTTCCCGGTTGTGTGCGCTTTGGGTGATAATCCGGCTCTCCCGCGCGCCGCTTACGATGGTCTTGAACGCGTTTACGGCGGCGATGGCGGCGTGTGTCCCGAGCTGGGTGTCCGCAACCCCGTGTACGCGAACCGTGTGGCGCGGCGAACAATCTTAGGCAACCCCGCTGACTGTGCGGCTTACGTACCGGAGCGGACTTTGCAGGCCGTGCGCGAGGGTATCGTGACGGATAGGGATGTTCTCGCGTACTTGGGCGAGGGTGAGCGAAAGTGGACGTTGAGAGACTACAGCGGCAAGTGGGTATGGACAGAGGGCGACGCGTTGAGCGTGGAAATGCGCCTGTGCGGCTTGAACGTGTGGTCGGACGGCGAGAAGCGCGATGAGTGACGTGGGTGAACGCGTAAAGGTACGCGACATGTTGCAGTCGATGGCGCTTGATGTTGACCGCGTTGACAGAGAGATTGCGGAGTTCCTGTGGGCCGTGGCTACCGAGGTTGGGCAGGGTGGCACGATGCCGGGGTTGACGCAGTTTGCCTATTGGTATGTGCGCGCTCGCGTGTCTCTCGGTTGGTGGGACCGTTTTGAGCACGTGTGGGAAGGTTTCGCTGCAATGGACTGCGTTCCCGCAGAGGTGCTACGAGACATTGCCGTCTGCTGCTTGGCGAACAACTGGCGGCGTCGTCATAGTGTGAATACAGTTGTGGCCTCTCTGTGCGATAACCCTGCGATTCCGCATGACTTATTCTGTGACCTTGATAGTCGTTTCGGTGGCGAGGGTGGTGATTTGCCGGAGTTGGGCGCGTGCAACCCGCGCTATGCGAACGAGATCGCTCGCAAGCTCATCCTTAACCGGCCAGAAGGGTTTTCTGACGCGCACGATGTCCCCCGTCACATTCTGGATGGTGTGACGTGTGGCGCGGTAACCGACGAGGAAGTTCTCACGTTCCTGTGCGAGCCGCGCGAGTGGTCCACGGAATACGCGGGAGAACCTGAATACGCGGGTGGCTCGTGGCCGGAGTGGACGACGGATGATGCGCGCAAGCTGAGGGAGCGGCTAGGCCGATGAAAGGTGGGCGGTGCGCCGCCCAGGGCGCTTAGCGCTCGCGCGCTCACACGTTACGACGCCCGTCAGAGTGCCTGTACGCGCCCCTGGCGGGATTTCGCACAATGGATGCGCATTGATGCCGCCGAGTACGTTTGAGGCTGTTAAAACGCGTTCCAGCGTTCGACTTGTATGCGTCCGTGGTTGCTGGCGTCTGTGAGCGTTTGTCACATCCAGCTCACTCATCGTATATTGGTTGTTGCCTGCCGCGACAGTCGCGGATGTTCGGGCAACAGGTGCGGCCACAAGGGAGCCTTGGGCTGCTTGGATATGAGAGGGTGGGTGCGCTATGCGTAATCTGCACATTATTTGTACTCCGTCGCCGAAGATGGCGAAATACGCGGTCAAGGAAACGCCGATTGGTGGCGGTTTCCTTGGCGTTGATGCTGTTGTTGATCGGATGCGTGGGGCGTTCTACGATTCAGTGGGATGGTCTGGCGTCGGGTACGTTATTCACGGCTATGACGAGGGCGAGATTGGTGCGGCTCTCGATTACATGATCTCGGCGGTGCGGGTGCGCGCCGCGAATGGCGGTGATATTGCCGTTGAGTATCCGGCTATTGGCGCGCATGTCTCCGGCGATGTGGACGAGAAATGCCACGAGGCCATTGATGCGATTGTGCGCGTGGCGGTCGCGTGCGGGTACATGGTGACCTTTCATGACCTGGTAGGGTATGGCGACATTGCTTTTGGTTCTCACCGGAAAGCTCCGCAAGACAGGTATGGTGCATACGTTTTTGAGGTGAAGCGACGCGCCGCGCAGGTGCGTAAGGGTGTAGATGCGCTCCTCGCCAAGTACCGTAGTGGCGGGCGTGTCGTTCACCGCTACTACGATTACGACTATGCGCTAGACGCCGAGACGGCGGAGGTCATCGCGAGCGTGTCGGACGCAATTAAGACTAGCCTTTTCAGCTCGCGGTGCGTGGACAAGGCCATCCACAACAAGGATGGCAAAGTCACGTACATGACCGTCGGTAACGACTACGAGAAGTTCAGCCGCAATGCTGATAAGGCGTGCGAGTTGATGCTGCACGCGGGCCGCGCCCGGCACCTGGTGGTATTGGGCGACTATTTCAAGCACGCGAAAACAGCCAGCGACGTGAACGCTGTGTTGCAGGCGCTCCACACATACGATCTCGTTGACCTCAGCGTCGTGACGCGCCTGACACTACTAGAGGGCAGGTCGGATTACCTGCTACGCCGCGCTCTCATTCTTGGCGAAGAAAACACCATGTCGCATGTGGCAGCGCTCGTAGATAGCGACGATGAGATGCGCGAGTCGATCCTCGCGCTCTTGTCGCGACTCAAAGTCGCGTCCACCGTATCCATTAAGGACGGTGACGCGCCTGACGGATGGCGCTACATTGTCGCTTCCAACTGCGTCGCATCCGTCCATGACGCGCTGTGCCTGATTGGCTGCGAGGGAGTGAAAGTGCAGGCGCGCGCACTCATGGACACCGCTCGTTTCGTCCACTCTGGCGCTTTCACGATGGAGGAGACAGACGAGGGCGTGAGGCAACTGCTCGCCGTGTCGATTGCCGAGGAGTGCAATAATAGGGGGGATATGCGCATGGTGAACGCGGCTAGTAGGAGTGATAGGGCGGAGGAGAGGCGCGGCGTCATGTGGTGCGGCTCCACCAGCGGCCCGTCCGCCATGCACGTTGAGTCTTTCGGAGGTTCAGCGGGATGACAGGGGTAGGCGAGAGTGTAGACTAGCCCCGCAATACATGTGGCCCGCCCGCCGTGTTCTCTCGTATCACAGCGGGCGGGCCTTACGGCATATCTTGTCAGAGGATGGTTGCGCCCTTACGGGTCTCCTCGTAGGCGGCGAGCGCGTCGGCGATGCGGCGCGCCGTGGCAAGCGAGTTCACCCGACCGTAGCCGTCCTCAACGTCCCTGAACGCTCCGTTGAGTGCGTCCGCCGCGTCAATCTCTTCGATGGTGGGCACGTACACGCCAGTGTCAACGCCCCACTGTGCGCCTTCCGCGTTTGCTGCGAGTGCCGCCGCCACGGCCTCGTCATCGAACGGAATGTTGGCTGTTTCGTCGCCTGCCAGGTCGCCATCGACGCCGTAGCTGTTCATGCGCTGACGGTATGTGTCGCGGAGCTTGGCCGCGTGGATGAGGGGGACGCGCCACGATCCGATCTTCTGGCTGGTCACGCGCACGTACTCGCCGTCGATGTAGTCGCCAACCGTGTCAAGGTCGTCAACGACATACATGCGGCTGTCCAGCAGGTGAGCGTACAGGGCCTTGTTGACGAGGCGGGCGACGCGACCGTTAACGACGACGGAGTTACTGTACGTGTTGTCGTATGCCTTGGAGACAACCTCCGCCTTATCGTCATAGTCGCCCATGTAGAATGACTCGTGCAGCTCGTCGGCCTGGCGGTCCCAGTGCGACTCGTTAATGTTGCGGGTCTGCGCGACGTAGATTGCGTTGTTGGCGATAATGTAGGTGTCGCGCCCCGCCCGGAACGTCGGGTGGCCGTCGCCGAGGTCGGGGAGGGTGGCCTTGACAGTCTCGCGGCGCGCCGTTTCGCCGTAGCGGGAGGACTCGTAGCGGATGGTGATGGTGCGCTCTGCGGCTCCGTTGTCGATGAGAGCCTGCTGGGTGGCGGTGGGCTGCTTCTTCATCATGGTTGATTTCCTCTTTCAGTGTTGGTGTGACTGTCGCTGTGGCACCCACGCCGAAAAGACGACAGTTACCCGCGTGTCGCGTTATCGCTTGCAACCACGGGCGATGCCGTTTTTCCGGCCATTCATTGTGTGGCGATTGCTCGTCAGCGCCCGTAGTCGTGGTTTTTTGGGTCGTTGACATCCATGTAACCGTCGTACATGCCGATGCTTTCCATGTCCGTGATGTCGGGCGTGTTTGGCTCGTCAGCGGCCATGCCGTTGAAGTAGCCGACAATGTAGTCTTGGCGCGGGTCGCTCCACTCGTCTTTAGGTGCTTTCGTAAGCCTGTATGCGAGCCTTCGGACGTAACACTCGCGCGATAGTCGCCGCTCAAACTCTTCAATGCCGCCTTTTTCGCCGTACACGTTGAGCGTGAGATAGTTTTCCTCGTCGTACTCCATAACAGAGAGGAGACCGAGCTTGTGAGCGAGGTTGCTGATGCCGACATACTGTGCATGTCGGTCCCTGTTGCCCAGGTCCCCAATGTGGTAACAGGTTGCCGACGGCTGCTCGTAAGTGACGTGATAATGTTCTTGGAGCAGCCGGTTAGCCGCATCGAAGTGTCCCTTGCGGACGCATGTCGCAATGTCGTCGTATAGTGTTGGAAACAATGTTTCCGCCTTTCGTGTTTCGGGGCCGTCTTGACTTATCAAAGCTAAGTGTAGCATACAATCTGGCGCGTCGCTCGACCGTTAGCAACGATGACCGGCTTTTCGTGTCGTCCGGGTTCGCGTCGATGCTGCTAGGTGCGCGTGGTGTTGACAGCGACGTTTCCCCATGCTATTGTTGCATGTATGTGGCGCTGTGCCCGAGTGGTTGAGGGAGCGGACTGCAAATCCGCGCACGTCGGTTCGATTCCGACCAGCGTCTCTAAAGCGGCGTAGTGCCGCTTTTATCCCTGTCGTCTAATTTTGGTAGGACAGCAGATTTTGGCTCTGCGAATACAGGTTCGAGTCCTGTCGGGGATGCGAAAAGCGGGTGAGCGAACGCGCTGCCCGCATCTACTGTAGATGCTCCACGAGGCGGGAGGGAGGCGCATCACCTGTGGGTGATTTCCATGAGCTTGCGGGCGATTTGACGCGCGAGCAACTGAACAGCGACCCGTACCAGTACGGCGTTCACGTCGGAAAAGCGGCTCGCGAACGTGACCCGCGTTCATGGCCTCAAAAGTTGGCGCGCAGCATTGACATTCACGTATGGTCGTGTGGGCGACATGCGCTTGGCAGGGCGCATTTAGGGGATAGTGGTCTTACGCGAGGTGGCGTGCTCGTTTACGGGCGCAACTCTCGCCCGTTTGACATTTTTGTCTATTCCTCTCTTGACCATGAGGTGAAGGGGCGCGCTGTTGCTCTCCTGCTCGGCCTTGCGCTTGTGTCAACTCCCTGTGTTGATCGTGAGGGTGAGGCGGTTCGCTCCGATTGCGTGAGCGAGTTGTTTGCCGAGGGGTTCGCTGACGGGTTTCTTCGTGGCGACTCGTGCGATGTGGCTGAGTTGGAGTTTGCGATGCGCCTGTCGGCGGACGTTCGCTCTCGCGTGAAGGCTGTTCTTGCGGGTGGTGACGCTTCCCACGCGCGACGTGGAGCGGTTAACCGTGGTGGCGCGCCGGTTCTCGTTGCCGGTAGCGCTGGCTCCGGTAAGCGCGTCGTGGACGGGTGTGTTGAGTCGAGCGGCATTGGCTCGGGTAAGACTGTGGCGGCGCGTGACCGCGTGTTTCATCTCGCTGCGCGTCCTGATAGCGTGTTGTCGTTGAATGGACATACCGTGAAGGTTTATAACCGCGATGGTATTCCGTTGTCAACGGTTATTGATGGTCGCAGCGTGTTTCTCGTTAACGAGAGGACTGGGGAGAGGGTGCGTGTGCCCACGCGCGCTTCTCATGTGTTTTTCGTGGATGGCGACGTGTGGTTTCATTATCCGAATTGGGGTGAACCTGACCTCGTGTTTGATGACGGTTGGGTAGAGCGAAATAGGTTCCCCAAGTGTAGTTGCTGTGGCGCTCCCGTGGATGTTGACGGTGAGGCGTGCGACGTTTGCGAGAATGAATGGTTGGATTGGTGACGCGGCCTGTGCGGTCGTGCCTGTATCTGTTGCGAAAGGTTGTTTTCTGATGGCTGTATCTCCTGCGTTGTTGGGTATGGTGCCCGAGTGGGCGTTGTTTGGTGCCGGGTGGCTGGCTGTTGGTATGTTTCTGATGGTGTCGCTCACGTGCTATGCGTATCGTCGCGTGGTGGCGGTGCCGGGCGATGGTGGTTCTCGCGTGGATGACGCTCTTGTGGCCGTGTCTGTTGGCGTTGTGTGTGCTCTCGCGTGTGCGCTGGCGGTTGTTGCTACGGCCGCGTTCGGAGTGTTCGTCTAACCGTTTCTGTTTCTCTGTCGCCCTATGGCTTTCGCGTGCTCGGGGCGACTCTGGCGTGTAGTTGCTGTTTTCTGCCGGTTCCCTGGGCGGATATTGACTGTGCGTTAGTGCTGTTTGTGTTTGTTGTGTGGGGGCGTGTGGGTTGTGGCTGGTTTTCATGTTGGCGTGAGGGGTAAGGCTGCTGGTCGCGTGGTGCGGTGTAGCGCAAAGAAGGGCGCGTGTAAGCTCATGGGTGCGGATGGTGCGCCAACCCCGCATTTCGCGTCTGTGGCGGAGGGTGAGGCTTTCCTGGCTGATCGCCACGGTAGCGCGTGTTCCGGGTTCACCCCTGTCGGCGGCGCTGTTGGGGTGGGTGTGGGTGCTGGCGCGGGTGAGTATCCGTCTGCCGCCGTCCTGTCTGCCCGTCAGTTGCGGGCTGTGAGTGTCGAGTGTCGGGACGCGTTGGAGGCGTATTCGTCGAGCGCCGCACTGGATGTGAACAAGTACCTGAAACGGCCTGACGGCGGCGTCCTGTTCGATGAAAACGATGGCGCGTTTGGGGATATGATGGCTGACCTGGCTGGCGACCCTGATTTCGGCGGCTTCGCTGACGATGATCTTTTCGGCGACTACGATAGCGGTGAGCCGGTGAGTTTGCGTGAAGAAATTGACGCGGGCGGGTTGACCGTGCAGAAGGCGGACAGGGTGATTGCGCTCATGGACGAGGCTTTCAGTAGTGCGCCGGAGCGTGCGGACGCTGACCGTCCCTTGTATCGTGGTGTGCAGGCGCGCGTCAACTACAGTGGCGCTCATTCCACGGGGGGGAAGGTTGCGGACGCGTCCGTGGGTGACGTGGTTGAGTTCCCCGAGTATTTGTCTACGTCTACAAGCCTTGCTGTTGCTGACGATTTCAGTGACAGTGATGGTGGCGAGTTGATGGTGATGGAGATTCGCACACCACTGGGGTTGCATATGAGTGCCGTGTCTACTCACGCTGATGAGGATGAGTGTTTGTTGCCGCGTGGTATGAGGTTGCGTATGGTGGGTGAGCGTCGCGAGCGCACGGCTGACGGCGTTGTTCGTGTTGTGAAAACGTTTGAGGATGCGCAGTGAAACCGTTACGCACCCGCTGCGGTGGCTGTGCGGGCGTTTAACGGACTTTCAGCCGCGCGGGCACCAGTTGGGCACCCGGCGCACTTTCGTCGCGTCAGAGTATCAAATAAGGCTACATAACCTACATTCGTGGGTTATGTTCCCTTGTTTGAGCACCGCCTTACTGGTCCCCAGAGCACTACAGGTGCCCTGGTCCGCTAGTACCCTGGCCGCCAAGCATGGAGCTTGTACCCTAGCGGGGCGTACAGGAAGAATCACCCCCTTGGTGATACGGAGGTTCTTCCTTTTCGGTGTAGGCGCGTTCTTCGTCCGATCCCTGCCCGGATATTTCAACGAGTTTCTAGCGGGCGGCGTCCTGAGCGGCTGTTGTGGCTGTAGTTTCCGGTTTTTCGCCCGTGTCGCCCTCGCTTTAGCGACGCGCGGAACGGCACGGGCTGCGATGTTAACAGTGGCGTTAATATCCCTGCCCATCGCCCCGTGTTCAACGCAGACGGACACCTCGTGCGTGGGATGTGAGACTTTAGCGCCGCATTTATAGCACAGTTGCGACGTGTTCGCAGGGTTCACGGCCACAACCCAGCCGCCATTCTGCGACACATAGTGAGTGATCCACTGGACGAGCGCACCACGGTTCCACCTGCCGTGCTGCATTGTGTTAGCGACCCAGCTCAAATCTTCCACGGCCACGACCGCGTTACCCCACACATGGGACAAGGCGGCTATCTCCTGCGCCGCGAGAATCGCCAACTCGCGCTTCTTGCGGGACGCTGCCTCACGGTGGAGCTGCGCCTCATCCAACGCCGACATGCGCTCCTTCCGGTAGAGTAGGAGATGGTCTGACTTCTTTTTGAGGTAACGGACCTGCCGCTCAGACGCGCGGACACTGTTCCACAGTGAGTGTACCCGCTGTGAGAGCGTCGTCTCATGCACTATCCGCCCGGTTTTCACGTCACGCACCACGACGGTGGCGTAGTCGTTTATCCCCACGTCTACGCCGATAGTATAGTCCCCGGAAAACTGGACGATGGGGTTGTCCGTCACGACCGTGAAGATAAAGACAGGTGCGCCGTCCTGAACCTTAATAACAGGCAGGGTTACTTTCCCCTCGGTGAACCGCTTATTATCAAAGCCGAAGATCAGCCGGTACCACTCGCCTTGAATAACCATTTTCAGGATAATCTCGCCATCGGCAAACGGATCATTCTCAATGAGAGCGTAATTTCTATCCACGGCACCCAGGTTTACGTAATCCTCACCATACGACGGAGCAGCGGGGTTCGCAGTACGCTTCCAGCCCTGCGAAACGTACTTGGAACTCTCGCCATTCGCGGCTTTAACTCGCTCCTGATAGGAGCGGTAAGCGGTCACAACGTTGTGCTGGACTAGCTTCTCTTTATGCGACCTACCAGACTTGCCCGTCACCAGAAAATCAGGCATAGTCACGCCCGCCTGGCGGCCCGCCTCGGCAGGAGCCGTTGCAACGACAATCGCCAACTCGCCCCCAAGCTCAACGTCGTTGCGGACCACGAATGTCGCGTAAGCCGAGATGTCTCGAACCTCGGATGTAAGCGCCGCCAAAATAGGCGCACTATCTAGCAGCTCACCGTCCAAACCTAGAACATGGGTCGGGCGCGCGGCAAACGCCCTGTACGTCTGGTTTTTAGCCAACGCGCCCTCCCAAAAATACGCTCAATACCAGCTATACAGCCAATAGCAACGAAACCCTCAACTGTCACATAGACAGTGTTTTAGAGTGTACGCGATAGCCTGCGCATAGATGGCGGCGCAGACGATAACAGTAGCTCACCCTGTCGTTCGCGTTGCGCACACCGACGCGCCTGTGATATACTTTTCCCATGCGAAATTTGTTTATTATGCGAGGTGCCCCTGGTACGGGCAAGAGTCGCTTCCTGCGCACGGTTGGCGCAGACCAGGAGAACCTGATCGTGTCGTCTGACGCGGTGCGCCACATGCTTGCGGCTACTGTCATGGCTGGGGACGGTTCGGGCGCGTGTTCTCGTGGGTTCGGCGGTCGTGACGGTAAGCTCGTGTGGGACTTCCTGCACGAGTGTGTGCGTCAGCGCGCACGCCAGGGCGGCGACATCTTCTTGGACACGTGTGGTATCACGTGGGACAAGGTTGCTCGCGAGGCCGCGTACTGTGTCAAGCTCGGATACGAGCTGACGGTTATCGACATGCAGGGTGACGCGCCTCTGGATGCGGTGCTGGACATGCAAGAATTGCGTCGATACCACCCGGCCTACGTGGACCGTGCGACGGTTGCGGCCATGTGGGAGGCGGTGCGTGAAGGCACCGACAAGATCAAGGAAATCGTTGAGCGCAAGGGCGGCACGTACCTGACCGCGCAGTGGCGTTACAACAACGCGGGCGCTGCCCCTGTCGTATTGAACATCAGTGAGATGGCGCGCATCGTGCGCGACAAGCGCGCGAACAACGGTATTGTGCGCTTGACCGCCACCGACGACCACCCCGTCGTGTTCGTCGGCGACGTTCACAGTGACGCCGACAGGCTGAACACCGTGTTTCAGCAGATTCTTAACCGCTACGGGGAGGGTAACGCGACGGTTGTCCTGTTGGGTGACTTGTTTGATCGCGGCCCCGACCCGGTGGGAACAAAAGACCTCCTCCGCTCGTTTGACAAGCATGAGTTCTTCCGAGACCTCATTCTTGTCGAGGGCAACCACGATTTCAATCTGCGTCGCCTGTATGCGGACGAGAAGGAGCTTGCTAACTCGTTCCCGCAGACCAGGGAGACCATCGAGGCTTTCAAGGCCGTTGGGTGGGATGAGAAGATGCTGCGCCACCGCACCGTTGACCGCATGGTGCTGGGCGTGGTGGTGGAGCGTGAGGGGCGCGCCCCGGTGTTTGCGTGCCACGGCGGCGTGAACCGCACTATCGGCGACATGTTTGCTGAGGGTGGCGTGGTCGCTAACGTTCACGCCCACCAGCTCATCTACGGTACCGGGGACCGTGACACGACGTATTACGGTCGCAGCATGTATTTCGATGCTGACCCGATGCTGTCCGATAATGGTGCGTGCGTGATTGTCCACGGTCACCGCAACCGTGACACGGACCTGGGCGGCGAGGAGCGCCCCATCCTGTCCATGCCGGGTATCGTGAACCTGGAGCAGGGCGCGGGAACTGGTGGCCCGGTTGTGGCGTGGAGTACAGACAAAACGGTGTTCTCCTCCGACGACTGACCTTGCGCTTTGTCTGCGCTCTTGCGTTTTAGCATCGCCGTGTGAGTAGGATGGCGGCCGCTTCGGCGGCTTCCTCCCTTTCACACGGCGATGCTATTTTCTTGCCTTGACAACTGTTGCCGATTGTGTTAGTATTACCTTCATGCCTAGATATAGGTGACATATATTATATTCCCTACATAGTAGGCGCTAAGTAAGAAAGGGGGCGCGGTGGCGAAGAATCGGACCTATCGGGCGTTTGTCGCGCACCCCTCTTATGTCCTGGATATGGACGGCGAGCTGTTGGAAAGCGAGTCTGTTCTGGGTCGGCTCGCCGCCGAGGTCCGTGACGTTTCGGCGTATGCGACCTATGTCGTGCGAAACGATGTCACTTTGGGCACCAAACTGTCTCAGGTTACCGCCAGCGCTCCCGCTGAGGCTGGTCGTCAGGCGGGCGTTACTATGCCTGATTTCCTTGCGTCTGGCAAGTCTGGCAAGTCTCGTAAAGAGAAGCTGGTTCAGTATAACGTCGTTGCGGCGTACCGCTCGTGGCAAGAAAGAGAAAAAGCCGCGAACGGCGAGAGTTCCAAGTACGTGAGCCAGGGCTGGAATCGTACCGTAGATGCTTCCGCACCGTCGTATGGTGAGGATTATATTAACCTGGGTGCCGTCGATAAGTGGTATGCCATGATTGAGAATGACCCGTTTGCCGACGGTGAGATTATTCTTAAAATGGTTATTCAGGGCGCATGGTATCGGCTGATTTTCAGGTTCGATAACACTCGCTTCCGCGATGGCAAAGTCACTCTGCCACTCATTAAGGTTGAGAATGGTCGCCCGGTTTTTATTTTCGCTGTCGTGACCGATAACCCCATTGTCCAGTTCTCGGGTGACTATGTTATCGGCGTGGACGTGGGAATCAACAACTACGCCACCGTGGTAGTACGCGAGGTTGCGACGGGGCGGATAGTGTATGAGACAACGCTCTCACAGCGTGCCCACTCGCTGTGGAACAGCGTGCGCGCGTCTGAGTGTCAAGTGCGATTCCTCAAAAAGAAGTCCGACCGTCTCCTACCCCACCGGCAAGCGCGCATGTCCGTGTTGGGTGAGGCGCGGTTCCACCGCGAGGCCGCGTCCCGGAAGAAGCGTGAGCTTGCGATTCTCGCAGCGCAGGAGATAGCTGCCTTGTCGCACGCGTGGGGCAACGCCGTCGTCGCGGTAGAAGATTTGAGCTGGGTGGTTAACACCATGCAAAACGGGCGCTGGAATCGAGGTGCGCTCGTCCAGTGGTTGACTCATTACGTGTCGCAGAACGGCGGGTGGGTCGTGGCCGTAAACCCGGCCAACACGTCGCAACAATGCCATACGTGCGGCTCCAGGGTGACGCACCCCACGCACGAGGTGTCCGTCTGCCCCGAGCACGGGGTGATGGGCCGGGACGTTAACGCTGCAACCAACATTGCTGCTAGGGCCGTGCCGCGCGTCGCTAAGGCGAGGGTGACACGCGCGAAAAACCGGAAACTCCGGCCGCAGACCGCACTCAAAACACCCGTGGCTAGGCGGTCGTTGAAGTATCCTGGGCGCGACAGGACTAAGGGCGCGCCTACGCCGAAAAGGAAGAACCGCCACCGGACTGTTGGGGAGGTGATTCTTCCAATTAGCCCCGCTAGGGCACAAGCGCATTGCTTGGAGGCCAGGGTACTAGCGGACTGTGGCGCACAGGTCGTCACAGGGACTTGTCGAGCGGCTATCAAACAAGGAAACGTAGCCTACGAATGTAGTTTATGTGGCCTTGGTTGATACTCTATTACAGTGGGTGCGCGCATGTGTTTATGCGCGTTGTGGCGTATCTTTCTTGTTGTTTCTCTTGGCCGAGTTGAGTGTGGAGTGTGGTTTATGGCAAAGTACATGAGTGTGATGTTGGGTGACACGTCGGATGGTCCGGGCGTGCGAGCCGCCCTCTACTACAGTGGGTGCGAACTGCGGTGCGAGGGGTGTTGGTCGCCGCAAACGTGGAACCCAAGGATAGGCCGCGATATGACGGTCACCAAGCGGCGTGAGATTGTCGCGTATTTGGAGCGCCCCGAGGTTGCTGGTTTGAGCCTGTTGGGTGGTGACCCGTTTCACCCGTTGAACGCGGCGGACGCGACCGCGTTGTGTGCGCTCGTTAGAGGCCGTTTCGGGTGGGGTGGCGAGCGCACTATTTGGGCGTGGACCGGGTACACGTTCGACGAGCTGCTAGAGCGTGAGCACGCGCGCATGTTGCTGCCCATGCTGGACGTGTTGGTGGATGGTCCGTTCGTTCTTGGTGAGCGTGACCTTAATCTGCCGTTCATGGGGTCGCGTAATCAGCGTGTCGTGGACGTGCAGGCGACGCTCGTGGGCAGGCGTGACGGCTCCCTGGGTGTGGGTGAGGTTGTTGTGTTGGATGAGTGGATGCGTGCGCCTGAGCCGCCCACCGTGGATGCGTAGCGGTGAGCGCGGCTGTGGCGCTCGCGGCACTGTTTGATGGCGTGAAATGAACGCGCTCCCCACTGTACCGGGTATGAGAAAACGCCCCACGGCTTTTGCTCTTGTGTGAGCTTGCCGTGGGGCGCTTCTTGCTGCCGCGCTCCTGTTGGGGCGCTTACTCTGGTACCGCGTTTAGCGCGTGGCGAGGGTCAGTCCGAGCGAGTTTGCTTCGCTCTGGGTGAGTGTGCCGTCCTCGAAGCGCTTTGCGGCGCGTGCGAGCGTCTTGTCGTCGGCGGTGACTCCGAGACCTCGCGCGGCGCGCTCGAAGTGCGTTGCCCGCTTGTAGTCGCCAATGAAGGCGACATCATTCTTCTTGTTCTTGATGATTGTCATTCTTCTTCTCTCCTCGTCATCTTCTTCTTGTACGTCTCTTTTCAACCTGTATAGTCTACCATATGGGGTGCGCGCGCTGGTCAACGCTGTGCGCGTGTGTTGTGGCGCACGCTATGCGGCGCGGATGATGCTGTTGCGCCCTGTGATGCGTGTGGTGGTTGTTTATTGCTGTTTCCAGGTGATGCCGATGCTGTCGGCGAGAGTGAGCGCCACACGTTCGGCTACTAGCCCGTATGATGCGTTACCCGGCTTCACGGGCACGCCCAGCATAGCGACGCTTCCCGCTTGATCGACAACGATCATTGCTTGCCATATGCCCGTCACGGGGTCGTTTTTGCCGCCGCCCGTTGCAAACTACCTGACGGTAGCTTGCAGGATAGCCTTGCGGCCATCCGCTCCAAGACTCACAGCGCCAGTGCGGCGCACGCTTGGTTCGCACTTCACAGAGACTCGCGTTGCGCGGCCGGTCTGGCCGCCCCGTCTTACTGCCTCTCCATGCGCGTTTAACGTCTCCGGGGCACTCCCGGCGACACAAATGTTTATTGC